GATACAGGAGTACCAATAGATAATGGACAAAGCGCGGTGTTTGATGGGAGTAGTAGTTATTTAGGTGTATCTTCTTTTAGCTTTAATAGCAGCAATATAAGTATCTCAATGTGGATAAACCCCAGTTCAAGTCAAAACGCATATTCTATGTTATTTGATTTTGAACATTCATCAAGTAGTGCTGGAGTTTTCGCTATACAGCAGAATAACGCAGCTACAAATCAATATAGCGTATGGCAATGGAATGGTTCGTCGTACAATGTTAGCACGGCATTTACGTTAACTGCAAACACTTGGAATCATTTAGTTTTTACTCTACAAAGCAATGGAAGTTATGTTTTTTATTTAGGAGGAACTTCTTCGGTAAGTGGAAGCGGTTTAACATCACCACCTTCTTCACTGGTTAAGACTTTAAACATTGGAAGATGGCAAGGCAATCCTACTCCAGGTAGATATTTCAACGGTTCAATAGACCAAGTAAGAATATATTCATCAGCATTAAATAGTGGCGATGTAACCAATTTATACAACGAAACAAACGCACCTACTGCAAATCTCATTGCTCATTACAAATTAGATGAGGATGCAACAGATGAAACAACAAATTATAATGCAACTTGGGGTGGTACGGAAGCATATTCAGGTCCTGTTTTATTAACTCAATACAACGGAACACCTACTAATGTAAGTTTCGTAGGAACTTCATTCCAACCTGATTTTGTTTGGATAAAGAATAGAGATTCAAATATTGCAAATCACTATTTGATAGATTCAGTAAGAGGTATAGGCTCTTCAACATATAAGTTTATAAGTTCTGATTTGACAACTGAAGAAAATACAACAACAACAAGCCATGTAAACAGCATTGACTCAAACGGATTCACAGTACAAGCCTCACACATTAGAACTAATGCAAATGGAGATGATTACGTAGCTTGGTGTTGGAAAGCAGGGGGAAATTCTAATACTTATAATGTTGACGATACAGGTTATTCTACTGCAAGTGATGCAGGTTTAAGTTCAGCAAATGGAACAACATTAAACGGTGCATCTGTAAATACTGAAGCAGGTTTTAGTATAATAAATTACGAAACAAATATAAACGGAGACAACAGACCTGCTCACGGATTAACTCAAGAACCTGAATTAATTATTTTTAAGCCTTACGATACTTCGTCTCTTAATTGGTATGTAATGACAAAAAAGATAGATGGTAGTCTTGACTTTTTGTTTTTAAATACAAGAGATGCTAAAACTGATTCAGGAACTAGCGAATTTATTAATTCAACACATTTTAGAACATCATTTGGAACAAGTTGGGGTTCTGTTATTGCCTACTGCTTCCATTCAGTAGATGGTTATCAGAAGGTAGGGACTTATACATCAAATGCTTCAGTTAAAATTACAACTGGATTCGAACCAAGATGGATAATGATAAAATATACTGGTGGTACAAATGATTGGTGGATAATGGACACATCAAGATATGACGGTTCAACTGGTTCGCACGGGGGAAAATTAGTAAAACCATATTTAGAAGCAAATGAAAATTTAGCAGAACAGTCTGTTGCTAATGGTTCAGTTGAATTTGTTTCAGACGGGTTTTATCCAACTAATTTTTTTAATTCAAATGGAGTTCTCTATTTAGCAATAGCATAAAATAATGGAAGATTTGAAGATTGCCTAAAAAGTAAATAAAATATGCAATATAATATATAACCAATTAATAATTTATAAACCTTTAAAAACCAAACAAATGACTTATTTTTATTATAAAACTAATTCATGGTCCAATTCAGAACCAAAAGTATCCGAAGAGACCAAAAAACAATGGACGAATCTAGCAACTAAAAAAAACTGGAGGATTACTCAATTACCAAATGGTTATTATCAAACTGAGTTTACATTAGATAATAATCAGTGGACAAGTGTTACAAGACGGGAAACAGTAGAAGGTGCTGAACAAGCAATTGATTCTTCTATTGAACATTATGAAAAAAGACTAAAAGCCTTAGAGGGGCCAACCGTAATTAAGACTTTCAAATAAGTATTAAAAAATTTAATTTAATTTAATGGAATATAATAATCCAAGTGAGATTGTAAAGAATCTTGACTTTGGCAGCGACGCTAAGTCTAAAATTGTAAACGGAATTGAAAAACTTTCCGAAGCAGTAAGTTCAACGTTAGGGGCATCCGGAAAATGCGTTATATATGAGGATGCAATGGGAAAACCTGTTGTAACTAAAGATGGTGTTACGGTAGCAAATAGTGTTGTACTTTTTGATCCTGTAGAAAACATCGGGGCAACTCTTATAAAAGAAGCTGCACAGAAAACAGTTAAAGAAGCAGGTGACGGAACAACAACCTCTACTGTACTTGCTCATGCTATTCTTAAAGAATGTTTAGCGGTTGAAAACGCAAATGTTAGAGATATTAAGAGTGGTGTTGAAAAAGCTAAAGAAAAAGTGTTAAAAAACCTAAATAGCTCTAAAACCAAAGTAACAAATAAAATGCTAGAGTCGGTAGCTACGATATCAGTTAACAATGATGCTGAATTAGGTAGTATTATAGCACAAGCATATAAAAAAGTAGGTAAAGATGGCATAGTGCTGATGGAAGAATCAGATACAGATGAAACACACGTTGAAATTATTGATGGTGTTGAATTTGATTCAGGTTTAAAATCACAACACTTAGTAACCGATAAAGAAAAGAATAAAGCTGAATTAGAAAATGCAGCAATACTTATTTTATCTAGTCCAGTACCTAATGTGCGTAAAATACAAAATGTATTAGAGCATGTTATTAAAAGTCAACAAAGTTTACTTATTGTAGCTGAATTAGAGCAACAGCCTATGTCTGCTTTAGTAATGAACAAGGTAAAAGGTAATATCAAAGTAAATATTGTTGATTTACCTGGGTTTGGCGCTACAAAACAGGATACGCTTGAAGACTTAGCTACAATAACAGGAGCTACTGTCATAAATGAAGAATTAGGAGATGATTTAGATTTAATTGATCCTAGTTGTTTAGGTTTTGCAACAAAAGCTGTAACAAATCAAAATAGCACTATAATTACAGTAGACTCTATGCCTGAAGAGGTAAAAGAAAGAATAACTACTGTAAGGAATAAAATTAAAAACGAAAAGAACGGTTTTCTAAAAACAAAGCTAGAACAAAGGCTCGCTATGTTATCAGGGGCTGTTGGTGTTATAAAAGTAGGTGCAAATAGTAAAGTAGAGCTTAAAGAGAAAAAAGATAGAGTAGAGGACGCAATACACGCTGTTAAAGCTGCCTTAAAAGAAGGCATTGTGCCAGGGGCAGGCGTTGCATTACATAATGCAGCTGATGAACTTGCCGAAGGAAAATCTACAGAAAATATACTATATAGAGCTATAAGAGCACCTTATAAAAAAATACTGGAAAACGCTGGAATTAAATACGGACCGTATATTGATAAAGGGCAGGGTATAAATGTTATTACCGGGGATATGTGTAATCTTGTAAAAGAAGGGATCATAGATCCTGTACTGGTCACTAAAACAGCCCTTATTAATGCGGTTTCTGTTGCATTAACTATAATTTCAGCTGATTGTATAATTTCAAATGTTAGGTTAAATGAAAGCAGTAAATAATTATATAATCATAACTAAGATCAAAGAAGAGATTAAAACCGATTATGGTTTTATCATGCAAGATAATAAAAGCGAAAACCGGTATTTAAAAGGAAAAGTTGTTAACTGCGGTGAAAAAACCGAGTGCATAAACCCTGAAGATATTATATACTACGATAGGCACGCTGGGCACGATCTAGTTTTTGAGGGTAAAAGTTACACAGTAATTAAACAACAGGATGTTATAATTGTTGAATGAGATTAGATGCATCTGATTTAAGAGAAATACAACTTTTCCGTTATTATAGGTTGACCCGTAAGTGGGCTTGTAAAACATATGGGCTCACTGACGGCGACCTTGAACTATTAATTTATTTGGATTGCGTTGGAAGATTTACGCGTAATGATTATAAAAACGGCACTTACCTAATGAGTTGGGATAAACACCGTTGGGAAAAATTGCGTAAAGAAGATTGGATAGTTGTTTGGCGTAAAAGAAACCATACAACACAAAAATATCATATATACCAAACGTCTAATCGATGCAAAAGATTAATAACAAGAATATACAATATATTATTAGGTAAAGAAGATATACCTTTTAAAAAAACAAGTGTATTCTACAATAATAAAACATATACTGATAAAGTCTTTAATAAGGCTATAGATGATATGATAAAAGATAATGAACGCTAAAAACTAATATTATGCCAGGAACAAGTAAAAAAGGTGGGGGACTAAAAGTCAAAAAAAGCTATAAATCAAAATATGGTAAAAAAGCTAAAAAGAAAAAGTAATGCCTAGCAAAAATGCCCCCTCAAAGAAAAAGTCTTTAGGATATTATGCTAAAGTAAAAAAAGGCAAAGGTACTGGTAAAAAAGCTGGTGGCGGAATGACCGCTAAAGGTGTTGCTAAGTACAGAAAAGATAATCCTGGAAGTAAATTAAAAACAGCTGTGACTACACCTCCTTCTAAATTAAAGAAAGGAAGTAAAGCTTGGAAAAGAAGAAAAGCATTTTGTGCTAGATCTAAAAGTTGGACATCAGAAAGAGGAAAAGCCGCAAGGCGTAAATGGAACTGTTAATATTATGAAAAAACTATCACCAAAACAAAAGCGTATTGCCTCAATGGCAAAACCATTTAATAAAATCACAGGAGCTGATTTTAAATTGTTAAAAAAGAAAAAAAGAAAATAATGGCTAAAGATGCATGCTATCATAAGGTAAAAAGAAAATATAAAGTATTTCCATCAGCTTATGCGAGTGGTGCAATAGCTAAGTGCCGTAAAGTTGGTGCAAAAAATTGGGGTAATGGCAGTAAGAAAAAGTAAAAAAGGTGCTAGCCTAAAAAGATGGTTTAAAGAACAGTGGATTGACGTCCGTACTGGCAAGCCATGTGGTAGAACAAAAGGCGAAAAAAGAGGTGTACCATATTGCCGCCCTAAAAAAAGAGTTTCTTCTAAAACACCAAAAACAGCTTCAGAAATGTCTTCAGCTGAAAAAAGAAAAAAAATAGCAGAAAAGAAACGATTAGGCCAACCGGCTGGTAAACCTAGAAGAGTTAAATCTTTAAAAAGAAAAAAATGAAATCAAAAGGTCTTGGAGATTCAATAGAGAAAATAACAAAAGCAACTGGTATAAAAACAATGACAGAAAAAGTTTCTAAAGGTTTAAATATACCTTGCGGATGTGAAGGTCGAAAAGATGCGTTAAATAAAATATTTCCATATAAAAAGTAAAATTATGATTACAATTAGTTTAATATTAAATTTAGTACTATCATTAGCCTTAGCATACGTTATTATGTTGCATAAAGGCGTAATAAAAGATAAAGACAAAGACTTCAAGGCAGATTCACTTGAAGCTAAAGCCGAAGAAATTAAAGAAAAAGCTGGTATTATTAAAACTAGACTAGCAGAAGAAATTGCAGATATAAAAGAAGCTATTAAAGAAGTAGGAAATCAAATTGATGATATTCCTGACGCTTTTAAAACAAAAAGAAAAGGTAGAAAAAAATAATGTCCACCCCCAAAAAAAAGTTTAAAGAAACAGGGGTTGGTAAATTTTTATTAGAAAAAATACCTAGTGTTGTTGGCGCTATTGCCGGAGACACACCCGTTGGTTCTGTTATTGAAGCTATTATTGGCGGCTCAGGAATGAGCGAAGATGATAAGGAAATTGCTCTTGAAAAACTAAAAGCAGAACGTGCCGAAATAGATGGCACAACCAGAAGATGGGTTGCTGACGCAAGAAGTGGCTCTTGGCTGGCTTCTAACGTAAGACCATTAGTTTTGGTTTTTTTAACAATAAGTTATGTTGCCGGTTGGTATATGGGGTATCCTTTAGATTCTATTACAGGCTTATTATCGATAGTGATTGGAGGATATTTCGGATCGCGAGGAGTGGAAAAAGTTTTTGGCAATAACAAACACAAATAAATAATGGCTAAAATAAGTACGTATTTAATAGACCCAACTATTCAGGATGGAGACAAATGGATTGGTACTGATAGCCAAACTAATAAAACTAGAAACTTTACAGCTCAAGGACTTGCTAATAATTTTAATCAATCTGGTAAAATTGGTGTTGGTGGTCAAATACCTTTTTTATTTTATGCTGGTAGTCCAGCAGGCAGAAGAATTGGTTCAATTTCTTTTGCAGATGGCTACGGAGAAAATACAGCATTTTCAGCAGTATCTAACATTGTAATTAGTAAATCAAATTCAGCAGAAATAAATGTTGAAGATTTTTTAGAATATTTATCTAGTAAAACAATATTTATATATAATTTATCAGATATAAATCAATTTGCTAAATACAATTTAACAACTTTAGTAGAAAGAACAGGGGAAGCCCACATTTTTTGATGCTACTTTAAGTTTTCAAGAAGGCAACGGAATACTAGAAAAAAATAAATATTATGGTATTGTAGAAGGCTCAGCTCCAGGAGATAAAGAATTTACTTTCTTACAGCAATCATCTTCTTCTACATGGGTTATAAATCATAACTTAGGAAAAATACCATCGGTTACTGTAGTTGATACACTAGGTAATATAATAGTAGGAGATATAACATACAACAGCACAAATCAATTAACGCTTACTTTTTCAGCAAACATTACTGGAAACGCATATTTAAACTAAAAAAGAAATGGCAATAAATTATTTAAGTAGTATAAATTTAAACAAGAATGAACTTCAGAATGGAGTCATTCACGTTTTAGCTTCCAACCCTAGCAATCCTGTAGAGGGACAGATATACTACAATTCTACCGACCAAAAACTTTTATTCTATGACGGAACAAATTGGATAGATGCATCTGGAGACATCAAAAGTGTAAATACCAATACAACGTCAACTATTAGTGTTACAGATCCTGATGGTCCAAACCCAAGACTAGATACTATAACCGCAGCCGTAGCTAACGGAGGAACAGCTCTTGCTACAGGTGATCAAATATTTGACCATGTTGCAACCTCAATAGACGGAATAAGCGTAACATTTGATGGAACTGCTAATGAAATTGAAGTTACAACGGATGGCACAGGACAAACTGTTGGAGACGCTGGAACAGTAACTATTGGTTTACCAGACGATGTTACTATCGGAAATGATCTAACTGTTACTAATGACTTAGATGTTGATGGCAGCGTTACTTTAGGTACCACAACTAGTGATTCTGTTCAAATTGCAGGTGATACTATTATTCAAGGTGATCTAACTGTAAATGGTACAACTACAACTGTTAATTCAAATACAGTAGAAATTGGCGACAATATAATTGTATTAAATGCGGATGAAACAGGATCTCCAACTCAAGATGCTGGTATTGAAGTAGAAAGAGGCACATCAGATAACAGAAGTCTCATTTGGGATGAAAGCACACTTTCTTGGAAAATACAACAAAACTCTGGCACTTACGAAAGGCTCGCAACATACGCGGACTCAGTAGAAGATGTTATTGTGCAAGAAACTGGAGCTAGCGGCGTTACAGTTACAGAAACACTTTCAGGCACAGATAACAGAATTAAAACATATGATATTGCAGTAAATCTGAGTGATTTTACTTTTAAAACCTCTATAGGGGATGGTGTTACGTTGGCTTACGGGGTAACGCATAGTTTAGGCACGAAAGATGTTATTGTTCAATTATATGATGTTTCTTCTAATGATACTGTTTATGCAGATGTTGTAAGGAACACAATAAATCAAGTAACTGTAACATTTGCTAGTGCTCCCGCATCAAATGATATAAGAGTACTTATTCAAAAATTATAATTTAAATTATGGCGAATCGTTTCCTGAATAACATAACGATAAATGATGAGTATACGTTACCATCAGTAGACGGTACGACTGGGCAAGCGATTGTTACAGATGGTGCAGGTAATCTTTCATTTGGAACTGTAGCCGCCGGAACAGCTGATGCTGCTCTTAAAATAACATTAACTGTTAAAAACGTATCAAGCGCACAGAATTCGCTTAGCCCTGGAACTTTAGTAAGAGTGGCCCCCACAGCCTCTCCGCCCGCTGGTAATGTTTTAGAAGTTGATATTGCAGATAATTCTTCTGCATCTACAATGCCTGCTATAGGTATTATTACCGATACAATAGCTTATGGAGCTGAAGGTGATTGTGTTGCTTTTGGTAGAGCTGCTGGCTTCGCAATCAGCAGTAGTTATGCTTCAGGAGATCCTGTATGGGTTGGAACAAATGGCGGATTCACAGGCACTAAACCAACAGGCACTGCTTTAATACAAAGAGTAGGACAGATAATTAAGGTACACACTTCAAACGGAAGCATTGAAGTTTTTGGTGCTGGAAGAACAAATGATGTACCTAACTTATCTGTAGGAAAGATATGGGTTGGTACTACAACCAATACAGCAGAATCTACTCTTGTAGAGATAGATGAGACAAACAATATTTTAACTGTAGGTGGGGCAATATATTATTCAAATGTATTCGCTCAAGAATCTGATTTACCATCAGCAACAACTTATCACGGTATGTTTGCCCATGTTCATGGAACTGGATATGCGTACTATGCTCACGCAGGAGCTTGGGTTAAGTTAGCTAAACACAGCGAGCTAGTTGATGCTGCAAATGATTCTACTATTACAATAACAGCTGGTACAGGATTGTCAGGTGGTGGTACTTTTACTACAGACCAAGCAACAGATAGCTCAGTTACGGTTAATCTTAGACAATACAGCAGTAACTCCAGGAACTTATGGAGATGCTAATAACACACCACAGATTACAATAGACCAACAAGGCCGTATTACTTCAGCTACAACTGTAACTACAGCTGGATCAGGAGGCGGTGGAGGCGGGGAACTTTCAATTGAAAGAGATGTAATAACTGCTACAGCTAATCAACAAGCATTTACAATATCATCTGATATAACAGCATCAAGTAATACACAAGTGTATATTGATGGAGGTATATCAAGCTAAAAGTAATTATACTACAAGCGGATCTGTAATAACATTTTCAACAGGAGTTCCTGCTGGAGCAGAAGTAGAAGTTGTACACTTCATATCTGTTCTTTCAAAAGTATATACAGATACATTTACAGGAGACGCTTCTACAGTCGATTTCACGGCTTCTAAGGACGTTTCTGATGAAAACGTTACACAAGTATACATAGACGGAGTTTATCAGTCTAAAGACAATTATACGACTTCTGGAACAACTATCACTTTTTCCACCGCACCTCCAAGTGGTAGTGCGATAGAGGTCGTACATTTTACGCCTGCAACTTATTCAACATTGAATAGTAACCAGTTTACTGGGACAGGGTCGCAAACAGATTTTACTTTAACACAAGCAGTAGATGTTGATACATCTTTTGTATTTTTACAAGGTGTGTATCAAGAGAAGGATACATATTCTATAAGTGGAACAACATTAACATTCACTACGGCACCATTAAGTGGTTATAGTATTGAGGTTATTACAGTTGGTTCTGTATCTATATTTAATGATACATTATATTTAGATAACTTTAATGGAACTGGATCACAAGTTGATTATACGCTTTCTACAAGCCCCGCTAGTGAAAATGCTATCGATGTTTATATCAATGGGCTGTATCAGCAAAAAGATACATTTAGTTTATCTGGAAGCACATTAACATTTTCAACTGCACCTCCAAACGGTTCAACTATAGAGGTTAAATCAACAGGAGGACTGAATAACGTAGCCGCTAACATTACAAGAAATTATAGTGTTGCGGTTATTTCATCTGATACAACTGCAGTTAGTGATACTCTCTATGTATTAACAGCAAATTTAACTCTTACACTCCCAGCCTCTCCAAGTAATGGAAATAGTGTTAAAGTTTCAAATAGGTCAGGTGTTACAACTTGTATTATAGCAAGAAATGGAGAAAACATAATGGGTAGCGCAACAGATTTAACAATAGATAAATTAAACTCTGGATTTGAACTTATATATGCTGGCTCTACACATGGCTGGACATTAATAGGTGTTGAAGGAGCATAAAATAAATAAATTATGAGTAATTTTTCAGATTTTTTTCCATCAGCAGGTGGCGGTGGAGGAGGAACCCCTAAATTTCAGGAGTTTACAACCTCGGGAACATTTACACCTACTCAAGCATTAATTGATGCTGGAGGTTATATAGATGTATTTATCGTAGGTGGAGGCGGTCAGTCAGGCAATCCCACATATGGTGCTTCTGGAGGTGAAACAATTTTTTCAAGAATGTATTTAACATCAACAACAGCTTGCATAGTAACAATCGGTGCAGGAGGCGGGTATGGAGGAGGTGGAGGTAACAGCTCTGCTGCTTTTTCAAGTGCTGGCGGTTCAGATGTAACGGCACTTGGCGGGGCAGCAACCCAAACTCAATCCCTCAAAATGGGTGCGGGATTTGGTTCGATGGATGATAAAACTGCAGGGAGTGGCGTTTTAGGCTATGGTGTAGGCGCTGGACGACTTAATGTAGGACAAGGAGGTATTGTTGCTGGAAAAGCAAATTCAGGTCAAGGCAGTGGTCCAAATCAAGTTGCTGGTTCAGGATATTGTTTAATTAAGTGGCAAGAATAAAATATAATTATGGAAAATAAAATAGCAATAATAAAAAACAGTCTTGTAGATAATATAATTATAGCAACAAAAGAATTTGGAGATACACTAGCTTACACAACGGTTGACGTTACATCTACTGAATGTGGAATAGGTTGGTCATATGACGGAACAAATTTTGCTGCACCAGTAAAAAGCCAAGAAGAAATAGAAACCGAAGCAAGAGCCTGGAGAGATATAGAATTGCAATCAACTGATTTTATAGTTCCATTAACGGACTACCCAAACCGTTCGGCATGGCTAACATATAGACAAGAATTAAGAGACTGGACAGCAACAGAAGATTTTCCAGATACCAAACCAACAGCACCAGCTGAATTATAAATTGTAATTTTACAGTATGGCATTAACAAAACTTACAACAGATTTAATTGACGGTTCTTTAGGAACAGACTGGCAAGCTACTCCAAAGACAGCTAGCTTTACTGCAGTCGCTGGAGAGGGTTATTTTGTAGACACTACAAGTACTGCAATTACAGTTACATTACCAAGTTCACCTACAGCTGGTGATGAGATTAGTCTTATTGACTATGGAGCTAATGCCTCTACAAATAATATTACAATCACATCGAGTGATAATATAAAAGGTGCTGCTGATGATTTGGTATTATCCACAGATAAAGTATCAAAAACATTAGTTTATTCAGACGCTACTAAAGGTTGGCTTATTGCTAATGATGCTGGAGGTGGAGCTGCTGCTGCACCAGATTTAACAGTTGATTATTTAGTGATTGCTGGCGGTGGAGGCGGAGGTAATAGAGCTGCTGGTGGAGGAGGAGCAGGGGGTTATAGAAATTCTTATGCAGGTGAAAATTCTGGAGGTAATCAACCATCTGAACCAAGTTTATCATTATTACCTTCTACAAATTATACTGTTACAGTTGGACCTGGCGGAGGTGGTGGAGCTCAAGCCGCAGGCGTTAATAATAATGGCGCAGCTGGTTCAAATTCTGTTTTTGCAAGTATAACATCAACAGGAGGTGGATATGGTCAGGCAGGTGGAAATAATACTGGAACTGGCGGTTCTGGAGGTGGGGGTGGTCACGTTTTAGGGACTGGTGGTACTGCTGTTACTTCACCAGTTATTCAAGGTTTTGATGGTGGTGATGGTGGTAACAGTTTTGAAAGTGCTGGTGGTGGAGGTGGTGCTGGCTCTGTAGGTGCAGATGCTACAACTGTAAATGGAGCAAATGGAGGTAATGGTTTAAGTTCATCAATTACTGGCTCACCAATAACAAGAGCTGGTGGTGGTGGCGGTGGAAGTAGAAGCGATTTAGGTAGAACCCCTGGCTCTGGTGGAACTGGAGGGGGAGGAGATGCTGGTGCTCCTGGAAATCAAGGCTCTACAAATACAGGCTCTGGTGGGGGTGGTGGTACTATGGATGGTCCAGGTGGGGGCGCGGGTGGTTCTGGAGTAGTTATATTGCGCTATCCAGATACTTACACAATAACAGAAACAACCTCTGGAGGTAATGTATTGTCATTTACTACTGATGATACTACAGTATCTGGAAATAAAATAACAACATTCACAGCTGGAGATGGAACTATAGAATTTACAGTAGCATGATAAAAATTAATAATAAATAAAGATAAATGTCAGGATACGTTTACAAATGGGTTAATAATTTAAATGGAAAGTGGTATTCTGGTAGTCATAAAGGAACTACTGATGATGGATATACTGGAAGTGGTATTTGTTTTAATAGAGCGGTAAATAAATATGGCATTGAAAATTTTACAAGACACATATTATATGAGGGTGATGATTATAGAATGATAGAAAAACTACATTTAGAAAGTCATAAAGCTAAAGAGAATAAAAATTCATATAATTTAAAAAATGATGCAATAGGAGGCAGAACTGGCGGTGAAATTAAAAGCGATGATTCAAGGAGAAGCCAAAGGAAAGTATCAGTAAATGGTAAAATATTCAATAGCGTAAAAGAAGCAGCGGAATATTATAATATAAAATATACCACAATGTATTCAAGATGCTATAGAAAACTTGATAAAAAATATAAAAATTATAAATTATTAGAAAGATGGCACACTACAGTCTACTAAACTATCAAAACATAGTGACTAAAGTTTGCACAGGCAAAAATGAGGATGAAACCGATACTAATATTGAGTTAGTTTATCAGCATATGTTTGGACAATTATGCAAGCGCACTTCTTATAATACCAGAGGCGGAGTGCATTATGATCCTGTAACAAATGAGCCTAGTGCGGATCAATCAAAAGCATTTAGAAAAAACTATGCTGGAATAGGATATACATACGATGAAACTCGTGATGCTTTTATTCCTTCACAGCCATTTGATAGCTGGGTTTTAAATGAAACTAGCTGTTTATGGGAAGCACCTATAGCTTATCCAGATGATGGACAACAATACACTTGGAATGAAGAAACAACAAATTGGGATTTAATAACAGAATAAATAAATAATTATGGCACTAACAAAAATCACATCAAATGTTTTAGCTGATGAGTTTACAACAATAGAAGCAATGTCAGCTAATGATGTTGATTTTACCTCTGCTCAAGTGTTTACAAAAACATTATCAGTGGACACAACATTAACGTTTTCAAACATATCTACAGGAATGGTTAAAGACCTCGTAATTTCAGGAGAATTTACCTTAACACTTCCAGCATCAGTTAAAGTTATATCTGGAACGTATGACGGAACAGTATCAAACCTTATTCAAATAGTATCAACCAACGGTGCAACCGAACAGTGGGCATCAATTAGTCAACAAGCAGTATGATAGCAATACAACACGAAGGAGCAATTAAAAAGTTCACTGCCTTACCAAAAGTATGGACAGATGAAAATGGAACGCATTTAAACATCACAGATGGATCTTCTTATGGATTTTATCCTGTAGTAACGCCTGAGCATAATAATTCAACACAAAGCTTAGGAGACATTGAATGGGACGCTGATGCTTCTGTATTCACATACCCTGTTATTGATAAGGTATGGACTCAGGCTATTGGAGAAATGAAAGAAGCTAAAATAGCTAATTTAAAATCTATATATAACACTGAGCTTTCTAAAACAGATTGGTATTATATAAGACTTACAGCACTAGAAACAGCAGTCCCACAAAACGTTATAGATAAAAGAGCACAGCTCAATATAGACTGTAATACACACGAAACAGCAATTAATGCATTAACAACACAAGCAGAGGTTGCGGAATATCAACTACCAAGCTTTATATAATGGTTGGAAAAAGATTAGTTAATACAGGAGAGGCTGCGGCAGCAGCATTTGACCCTTTACAGAACTTTGAGACCGTTACTTACACAGGCAATGGCTCAACACAAAAGATAACAGGGTATATTAGAAAAGGTGCTGCTTTTAATGGAAGTAGTAGTAAAATAGTAACAACATTAAATCCTAATGGATTTTCTCAAATAACACTTTCTTGTTGGATTAATACCACATCATCAGGAGCAAATTACCACATTATTTCTTCAAATGATGGCACAAATTGGTGCTTTTTGTCAATGGCTTCGGGAATTATAACTTTTGGTGCAAGTAATGGAGGAAGTGGTATATTTTCAGCAACACATACAGGAGCAATAAATGATGGAAATTGGCATCACATATGTGGCGAGTTATAACGGAACTACTGCTACTTTATATATAGATGGTACAGGTTATACCCCTGTAAGTGCAACTGCAAGTTTATCTGTAAATGTTGCTTTTGGGATTGGCTATAGAAATACCGCCTCTCCTTCAGGAACTTATTATGATGGTAAAATAGACCAAGTAAGAATCTTTGACATTGGATTAAACTCAACACAAGTAGGACAATTAGCATCAGAAACCTATGCAGACCCTAAAAAATCAACTACAGATTATTTTGAAGATGGTTCAGGTGTTGCTTTATATGAGTTAGACGAGGATGCTAATGATACAGGGGTAGCAATAGATGCAGGACAGAGTGCTTCTTTTACAAATACAAATCAAAACTATATTCAACTTCCTTCAGGTATTGATACAATATTAAATACTAAAAATTTTGGTCTTTCTCTTTGGGTAAAAGCTCCTAATGCAGCTACTGATGCAGTATTTTCAACAGAAACAACTAATTCAACTTTTCAAATTCACGCTAATTGGGGTTTTGCAGGCGCGTACGCATTAATAAATGGAGGGGGAAGCGATATAAATTTAGGGGCAGTAGATTCAAATTGGCATCATATAGTTGTTACTTCTGATGGTTCAAGTTCTTATAAAGGATATTTTGATAAAGTTTATAAAGGAGCAAGTACATATAGACAAACGAGTAATGTAGGTACATTTTTAGGTTCGCATCCTTCAGGAGGATTTAATCTTGAAGGACAAATAGACCAAGTTAGAATATTTAATAGGCAATTGTCTCAATCGGACATCGATAGTTTGTATAATGAAACTTCACCATCAACAGTAGATTATTTTGGTGATGGAAATGGAAAAGCATTATATAAATTAGACAATACACCCGATGATGAGAGTGGTTCTTATAATGCTACTTGGAATGGTACAGCAGCATATATTGATGAAGCAGCAAATGTTAAATATGACGGAACACCTGCAAACATAAACTTTTTAGGTATGGCATTTCAACCTGATTTGGTTTGGATAAAGAATAGAGACGATTCAGAGCAGCACGGTCTTTTTGATAGTGTTAGAGGAGCCGACAAGTGGTTACATTCAGAAACCACCCAATCCGAGCAAACTTATGGAGGAGGTTATGGTGTTCTTTCTTTTGATTCCAATGGATTTACCATAGGTAACGGTACAGCAGCAAATGCAAACAATGAAGGACACGTTGCTTGGTGTTGGAAAGCAGCTGACACTACTACAACAATAGCAGCTAATACAGTAGGTAATACAATAGCAAGTGATGTCAGGGCTAATCAAGATGCAGGGTTTAGTATTGTGAAGTACACAGGAACAACAAATGTAGGTACTGTTGCTCACGGGCTAAGTCAAGCTCCTGAAATGATTATTGTAAAAAATCTTGAAAATTCAGGGGCAGCAAGACATTGGGCAATATATCATAGTGGTGTTGATGCAAATCCTGAAAATTATTTTTTAAGATTTACAAACAACGCTAAATTTGATTTACCTATATGGAATGATACTGCACCAACATCAACTGTTTTTACGTTAGGGGATAACACACAAGCTGCGGATGCTAATGACCCTGACGACCATATCGCTTACTGCTTCCATTCAGTGGATTCTTATCAGCGAGTGTCCACCTATTCAGGAAGTGGTGTTTCGGGTAAAAGAGTTTATACTACTGATGATGGAACTGCTACAGGAAACGGAGGGTTTAGACCAAGATTTGTAATGTATAAACTTACATCATCAAGTGGACATAGTTGGGTTATGATAGATGATATTAGAAGCCCATCAAATCCTCGTAATAAATATTTACTTGCAGATTCACCAAGTCAAGAAGGAACTGCTAATGTTTTAAATTTTACTGATGATGGGTTTGAACTACTTTTAACTGATTTGGGAACAAATGCCCTTAACGAAACATACATCTATTTAGCAATAGCATAAAACAATAATTAAATAAAATGAATTTAATAAGAAAAATAAGCATAGGCCGCGATTACAAAAATGATGCAATGCACTATAGTGTAGGCCAAGAAGTTTACGGTGGCCATCAAATATGTGATATATTAGAAAGAGAAGAAAGTTATGTTGTATATATAAAAAAGAATAAAGAGGTTTTGCCTTGGAAATCTTTTAATAAAAACATGGCTATTAGTATTGAATTTAATTTAAATTATGAATAGTATATATTCTTTTATAATAAAACCTAAAGAAAAAAGATACAATAATACAAAAAAAGTACAAAATAAAAATCTAATACTTAACACATCAATAGAAGATCATAACTTTGTAAGTAGATCAGCTATTGTTATTTCAGTTCCAAAAGCGTTTAATACAAATATCAAACCAGGGGACGAAATAATAGTACATCACAATGTGTTTAGAAGATTTTATGACATACAGGGAAACGAAAAAAATAGCACGAATCATTTTAAAGAAAATTTATACTTCTGTTATTTAGATCAAATCTTTTTATACAAGCAAAATAACAATTGGAAAGCTACGGACGGTTTTTGCTTCGTACAGCCAATAAAAAAACAAATTGATACTATTATATCAGAAGATAATGAAGAGCCATTAAAAGGCTTAGTAACGTATTCAGATGGCGTGTATAGCAAAGATACGCTTGTAGGTTTTTCTCCTGATTCAGAATACGAGTTTATTATAGACAAAAAACGTCTTTACAGAGTGCCAATTAAATCTATTACTATTAAATATGACATCAAAGGAACAGAAGAATCGTATAATCCAATCTGGGTACAAAGCAGTTGAAGAACTTATAAAAGTTGCAGAAGAAGAAATTATTGTTGACGGAGGTGAAGATGAACTTGCTGCTGATAGATTAAAAAATGCTGCTGCAACAAAAAAGCTTGCAATATTTGACGCGTTTGAAATACTTAATAGAATAGACGCTGAAAAAGCAATGCTTGAAAACAAACCTATTAAAAAAGAAGAAAAATCGTTTGGTGGGTTTGCAGAAAAAAGATCTAAATAATGTACGAGCAAAAACTGTTAAAAATAGTTGAACCTATTAAATTAACCACGATAGATAGACTTAATAGAAGTAAATCTTGGAAATATGGTTATAATAAAGAACACGATGTTATTGTTATAAGCAGGACTGGGCAGATTGGCGAAATATATGAAATACAAAATTTAAAAATAGCATTGCCCAAAGCTGGTAAAGTAAATAAAGAAAACGATAGATGGGTTGCTAAAGATTATCCTAATGAATTAAAAAATATTAAAACTATTTTTGATTGGGAAAATTATCCTGAAGAATTTAAAAATAAATGGTTTGAATATATTGATACTGAATTTACGCGCCGCGAAAAAGGTTTTTGGTTTAACAACAAAAACGTTCCTACTTATATCACTGGCTCTCATTATATGTACTTGCAGTGGACCAAGATTGATGTTGGGAAGCCAGACTTCAGAGAGGCTAATAGATTGTTCTTCATTTTTTGGGAAGCATGCAAAGCGGACAAACGTTGTTATGGAATGTGTTATCTTAAAAACCGTAGATCCGGATTTAGTTTCATGTCTTCGAGTGAAACCGTCAATCAGGCTACAATTACTTCAGACTCACGCTTCGGGATATTGTCCAAATCTGGAGCTGATGCTAAGAAGATGTTTACCGATAAAGTCGTTCCGATATCACTCAATTTACCGTTCTTCTTTAAACCAATACAAGATGGAATGGATAGGCCGAAATCAGAACTCGCGTACAGGGTACCCGCGTCAAAGCTTACCAAAAAATCCATTACCTCGACCAATGAAGAAAAAATTCTTGAAGGGCTCGATACAACAATAGACTGGAAAAATACTGGAGATAACAGTTATGATGGTGAGAAGCTTAGGTTGTTAGTACATGATGAATCTGGCAAATGGGAAAAACCAGATAATATATTAAATAACTGGAGGGTAACAAAAACAACATTAAGATTAGGTAGTAGAATTATAGGTAAATGTATGATGGGTTCTACCTCAAACTCTTTAGATAAAGGTGGGGAAAACTTTAAAAAATTATACAAAGCATCAGATGTTACAAAACGAAATCGCAATGGACAGACTAGCTCGGGATTATATAGTTTGTTCATACCTATGGAATGGAACTACGAAGGATACATTGATTCTTATGGACACCCTGTATTTGATACACCAGAAAAACCCGTTATTGGAAACGATCAAGAGCCCATTGATATTGGAGTAATTGAGTTTTGGGAAAACGAAGCAGATGGTTTAAGAGATGACAAAAGCGGTTTAAATGAATTTTATAGACAATTCCCTAGAACAGAGGAACACGCTTTTAGAGATGAAAGCAAAAATAGTATATTTAATTTAGTTAAAATATACGAACAGATAGATTATAATGAAGGGGTTGTTTCATCAGGTGCTGTTGTAAAAGGAAATTTTCAATGGGAAAATGGAATTAAAGATACGAAAGTAATATTTTACCCGAATAAAGACGGAAGGTTTAATATTGCTTGGGTTCCAGGTTTAAATCTACAAAATCGTGTAATAATAAAGAATGGAGCCAAATACCCTGGTAATGAGCATGTAGGTGCTTTTGGGTGTGATTCTTATGATATATCGGGAACAACTGACGGAAAAGGATCAAAAGGCGCATTGCACGGGCTTACTAAATTTAGTATGGAAGATGCACCGCCTAACACGTTTTTTTTAGAATATATTGCTAGGCCACAAACTGCTGAAATATTTTTTGAAGATGTATTAATGTCATTAGTATTTTACGGCATGCCTATATTGGCTGAGAACAATAAACCGAGATTATTGTATTACTTAAAGCGAAGAGGTTATAGAGGATATTCAATGAATAGACCCGATAAGCTTTTGAATAAGCTTTCTGTTACTGAAAAAGAAATAGGTGGAATGCCTAACTCTTCTGAAGATATAAAACAAGTGCATGCAGCAGCAATAGAAACGTATATTGAAAAATATGTTGGAATGCAACAAGATGGCGGTAGTGGCAATATATATTTTAATACTACTTTAAACGACTGGTCAAAATTTAATATAAATAATAGAACAAAGTTTGATGCATCTATTAGTTCTGGTTTAGCTATTATAGCTTGTAACAAACATTCATACCAACCTAAAGTTACTACAAGTAAAAAGGTATTAGACTTTGGTTTTAAAAAATATAACAATCAAGGAGATACTTCAAAAATAATAAAATAAATGGTACAAACGCAAACAAAAGGTATATTTCCGAGCCAAGCGGTTTCAGATGCTGAAAAATCCAGTAATGAATATGGGCTAGAAATTTCTAGAGCAATTGAATCTGAATGGTTTAAAAGAGATTCCGGCACATCCCGTTATTTTGCTAATAGAGATAATTTCCATAGATTAAGATTGTACGCTAGAGGTGAACAGTCTATTCAAAAATATAAAGATGAATTATCTATTAATGGTGATTTATCTTATTTGAATTTAGATTGGAAGCCTGTACCAATTATTCCAAAGTTTGTAGATATAGTTGTAAATGGTATGTCTGAAAGAAGTTATGACATTAAAGCATATTCACAAGACCCAGCATCTATTAAAAAACGTAGTGATTATATAGAATCAATGCTACGTGATATGCAAACGAAAGAAATATCTGATCAAATACAACAGGAGCTAGGTATTGATGTTTATGAAAATGACAAGGAAAAGCTTCCTGAAACAGAAGAAGAACTCGAGCTGCACATGCAATTAGATTATAAACAATCTATTGAAATAGCAGAAGAAGAAGCTGTAAATAATGTGTTTGACTATAACAAATACGATTTAATAAGAAGAAGATTAAACTACGATGCTACCGTTATTGGTATGTCTTGTAGTAAAAATAGCTTTAACACTGCTGAGGGAATAAGTATTCAATATGTAGATCCTGCTGATATTGTGTATTCATATACCGAATCACCATATTTTGATGATATTTATTACGTAGGCGAAGTGCGAAGAGTCTCACTAGTTGATCTTAAAAAACAATATCCTGAATTAACTACGGAAGATTTAGAAGAAATTGAAAACAAAGGTAGCAACGCAATGTTGTATAATAAGTCCTACTCAGCTTCAGATGCTTCAGATAATTCTTTTGTTTATGTATTGTACTTTGAATATAAAACATTTAAGAATCAAGTTTATAAAATAAAAGATACATCTACTGGCGCTAGCAAAGCTATTAAAAAAGATGATACTTTTAATCCACCTAAAGATCAAAGAGCAAGATTTGAAAAAGTTTCAAGATCTATAGAGGTTATATACGAAGGTGCTAAAATCATTGGTCATAATAAATTGCTTAAATGGCAGTTAGCTGAAAATATGACTAGACCTAAAGCTGATACAACTAAAACACAATTTAGTTATAACATTGTAGCTCCTAGAATGTATAAAGGGGCAATTGAATCTTTAGTAAGCAGAATGACAACATTTGCTGATATGATTCAAATCACTCATTTAAAGCTGCAACAGGTTTTATCAAGAATGGTACCGGATGGAGTATTTTTAGATGCAGATGGTATTGCTGAAATTGATTTAGGCAATGGAACAAATTATAATCCGCAGGAAGCATTAAACATGTACTTCCAAACAGGTTCTGTTATTGGTAGATCAATGACTCAAGATGGAGAGTTTAATCACGGTAGAGTACCTATACAGGAATTACAAACATCAGGAGCTAATGCTAAAATATCTAGTTTAATAAATTCTTATAACTATTATTTGCAGATGATTCGTGATGTAACGGGTCTAAACGAAGCAAGAGATGGTAGTACTCCAGATAAAAACGCTTTAGTAGGTTTACAAAAAATAGCAGCAGCAAATTCAAATACTGCTACTAGACATATACTGCAAGCTGGATTATATTTAACTTTAAAAACAGCAGAAGCAGTTTCTTTAAGAATATCTGATGTTCTTGAGTATTCTAATACTAGAAATAATTTTATACAAAGTATTGGTAAATATAATGTTGGTATACTAAAAGATCTGGAGGATTTGCATTTGCATGATTTTGGTATATTTTTAGACTTAGCGCCAGACGAAGAAGAAAAACAACTTTTAGAAAATAATATACAAATGGCTTTATCTAAAGATCAGATATTTTTAGAAGACGCTATTGATATTAGAAATATTAAAAACTTAAAGTTAGCAAACGAATTCTTAAAATTAAGAAGACGTAAGAAAGCTGCGGATGATAGACAACGCCAAGTAGAAAATATAAATCTACAATCAGAATCTAATGCAAAAGCAGCTCAAGCTGCAGCAGCGGCAGATGCGCAAAAAGAACAAGTTATAACTCAAACAAAAGCTCAGTTAAAAACAACAGAGCATACTCTTGAAATGCAAAAAATGGAACAAGAAGTTGCTTTTAAGAAAGAGCTTATGACGTATGAGTTTGAGCTAAGTAAGCAGCTTAAAGAACTAGATTTACAAGTAATTAAAGATAAAGAAACATTCAAGGAAGACCGCAAGGATAAAAGAACAAAAATCCAAGCGTCTCAACAGTCAGAATTGATTGACCAAAGAAAAAATAATAAACCACCAAAAGATTTTGAATCTTCAGGATTTGATACTCTTGGGGGATTTGGCTTAGAGCAGTTTGAGCCTAGATAAAAAGCTGCTATTAATTTTATAATATTATATCATGTCAGAGCAAACAGCCAAAGTCGTACAAGACGAAGAATTGTCTAGTGCGCAAAAAGAAGAAAAAGTTTTAGAATCTTCTGGAGTTAATACTAAAGAAAGTGAAGAAACTTATAAAGTAGACCTAAGTAAACCTTCTAAAAAAGAAGATGATACTTATAAGGTAGATTTAAGAGAAAAACCTAAAACAGAAGAAGATGCCATTCAAGAACAAAGCACAGATGAAAGCGTGTTACGCAGCAGCGAGCAAAGCGAAGAAAGCGGGCAAGACACCCAAGTGGAAGTGCAAGGAGTGGAAGAAGAAAACAAAGAAGAAGCTGAGGTAGTATTAGAAAGAATAGAAGATACTGAAGATACTGAAGAGCCTGAGCAAAAATTAGCCGAGCCTGAAAAACAAGAGATTATTCAGGAAGCTAAAGAAAACAATATTGAACTACCAGAAAATATACAAAAGGTAGTTGAATTTATGCAAGAAACCGGTGGTAGTCTTGAAGATTACGTAAGGTTAAATGCTGATTATAGTAATGTTGATGATTCAGCTTTATTATACGAATACTACAAGCAAACTAAATCTCACTTAGATAAAAGTGAAATTGATTTTTTAATTGATGATTCATTTTCTTTTGATGAAGAAATTGATGAAGAAAGAGATATTAAAAGAAAAAAGTTAGCTTATAAAGAAGAAATTGCAAAAGCAAAAAACTTTTTAGAAGATTTAAAGGGTAAGTATTACGAAGAGGTCAAGTTGAGTTCTAAGTTAAATCCTGATCAGCAAAAAGCTATTGACTTTTTCAATCGATACAGTAAGGAGCAATCTGAAACTGAGGCTGTGCAACAAAAACAGCATGAGCATTTTAAAAATGTAACTAATAGTGTCTTTAACGAAGAATTCAAAGGTTTTGATTTTAAAGTAGGAGACTCAAAGTTTAGATACAAAGTAAATGATGTTCAAAAAGTAAAAGAAGTTCAAAGTGATTTAACTAATGTAGTAAGTAAGTTTTTAGATAATAATAACATGCTTTCTGACGCTAAAGGTTATCACAAGGCTTTATTTGCTGCACAGAATGCTGATGCTTTAGCAAACCATTTTTACCAACAAGGTAAAGCTGATGCAATAACACAACTACAATCAGAGTCTAAGAATATAAACATGGACCCTAGGAAAAGTGAAGTTATTGAAGCAGGTGGTATTAAAGTAAGAGCAATATCAGGAGAAGACAGTTCTAAGCTAAAAATTAAACTTAGAAAATAAACTTTAAAAACAAATAATTACAATGGCAATTATTACTCCAACTGGAGGCGCAAACCTAAATGCGGTACCTGCACCTTCAAAACAAACATTATCTTCAAACTACCTTTCTTTTACAGGTGGTGCGAACGATTGGTCTCAGCAATATCTACCCGAATTGTATGAAGCAGAAGTAGAGCGATATGGTGATCGTTCAGTTTCTTCTTTCTTACGTATGGTAGGTGCTGAAATGCCAATGACTTCTGATCAGGTCGTATGGTCTGAGCAAGGAAGACTACATTTATCTTATACTGGTACTCTTACAGCTGCTTCAGGTGCTATCGCAGTAACTGGACATGCAGTACGTGTAGGCCAAACAATTGTTGTTTCTGACGGAACTACTACTGTAAAAGCTTATGTGTCTGCAGTTGCAGCTGACGAGATTACAGCTAAAAGATATGACAAAGAGTTATTTAGTACTGATTCAGATTTTTCAGACGGAAGTGTAACACTTTTCGTTTATGGATCTGAGTTTTCTAAAGGAACTGCTGGAATGAATGAAGCTGTTACTCCTGAATTCCAATCTTTTACAAACCAACCAATTATCTTTAAAGATAAATATGAAGTATCAGGATCTGATGCATCTCAAATTGGATGGGTTGAAATTACTGGAGAAGCAGGACAGTCTGGTTACCTATGGTATCTAAAAGCTGAAGGAGATACACGTACTCGTTTTGAGGACTACCTAGAAATGGGAGTTGTTGAAGGTGAGAACGCTATCGCTGGATCTGGAGCTGCACTATCAGGTGTTAAAGGTACTGAAGGTTTGTTTGCTGCTATCGAAGACAGAGGTCATGTGACTGCTGGAGTTGATGGTAACGACGCAACTGAAGACTTAGCTGATTTTGATGAAATCTTAAAGAAACTTGACAAGCAAGGTGCTATTGAAGAGAACATGCTTTTCTTAAATCGCGCTGTATCATTAAATATTGATGATATGCTAGCTGCTCAAAATTCTTACGGATCAGGTGGTACTTCTTACGGTGTTTTCTCAAACAGCGAAGATATGGCACTTAACCTAGGATTTAGCGGATTCCGTAGAGGATCTTACGATTTCTATAAAACAGACTGGAAATATCTAAATGATGCTTCTACTCGTGGATTGATTACTGACATCCGTGGAGTATTAGTTCCTGCAGGTACTTCTACAATTTATGACCAAACGCTAGGTAAAAACATCAAGCGTCCATTCTTACACGTACGATACAGAGCTTCTGAAGCTGATGATCGAAAAATGAAGTCTTGGACAACTGGTTCAGTAGGTGGAGCTTTCACATCTGATTTAGATGCAATGGAAGTACACTATCTATCTGAAAGATGTTTAGTAGTGCAAGGTGCGAACAACTTTATGTTGTTGAACTAATAGTTCATATTTAAGATTGCCCCTGGTTAACTCCGGGGGTAACTCTTATTTTTTTTTAATTATTTAATCTTATTATATTATGGCAAAAGCTAAAACAGAAACTTCTAAATGGGAGTTAAAAGACAGAACGTATTTTTTAAAGGGTGGAAAATCACCATTAACATATACTATTAAAAGTAAAGGCATATTCTTTTTTGATGAACAAAAAGCAGAAGAAAGAGAACTTAAGTATGCTATTAACCAAAAAACACCGTTTGTTGATGAATTTGCGGGTAATGCTAGATTAGGACATATTGTTTTTGAGGATGGAACAATAACAGTACCTAAAGAAAAGCAATCATTACAAAAATTATTATCATTATACCATCCTGATAGAAATAAAATATACCAAGAATTTGATCCGCTATCGGTAGCAGAAGATGATCTTGATATTTTAGAACTTGAAATTGAAGCATTAAATACTGCCGCTTCTTTAGATATTGACAATGCTGAAGCTATTTTACGTACTGAGATTGGCTCTAGTGTGTCTAAGATGACTTCTAAGGAGCTTAAAAGAGATTTATTACTATTTGCTAAGAACGAGCCTGTGTTGTTCCTAGAGTTAGCTAATGACGAAAATATCAATATTAGAAATAAAGGTATTAGAGCTGTTGAAGCAAATATTATCTCTTTATCAAATGACCAACGTACTTTTAAATGGGCTAGTACTGGTAAAAAATTAATTACTGTACCATTTGAAGAAAATCCTTATTCTGCTTTAGCAGCATTCTTTAAAACAGATGAAGGTGTAGAAGTATATAAGTCAGTAGAAAAGAAACTTAAATAGTTACTCCTTGTAGTGGTTAGGCCATCTTCAGGGGTGGCTTAATTACTATAAATAATAAAAACAAATATGATTAGCGTAGATACAGTTTACCAAAAAGTATTATCGATTGTTAATAAAGAAAATAGAGGGTATATTACGCCACAAGAATTTAATTTATTTTCAAATCAATCTCAACTAGAAATATTTGAGCAGTATATTTTTGATCTTAGTCAATACATGAGATTAAAAGACAATAATACTGAATACGCTAACCTATACAAAATAGTTGATGAAAAATTAAGTAAATTTAAAACAGAAGGAAATTTAACTTATTCAACAGACCATTTTAATTTTCCTACAAATTTACATAAATTAGGTACAGTTATTTACGATAACGTTGAAGTAGAAAAAGTAGATAAAAAGCAACTACTTGAATATCAGTTATCTAAATTAACACAGCCTACAATTACTTCACCTGTATATATTCAAAATACAGCAAACGCAGCAAGCGATTGGTCTTTAAAAATTCACCCAACAAGTATTACTTCTAATGTATCATGCACATATATAAGAAAGCCTATACCACCCTAACTGGGGTTATACAACCGTAGGAGGAAATGCATTATATAATGCTAGTACATCAGTTAATTTTGAATTGCATGAGTCAGAAGAAACAACTTTATTATTAAAAATACTTTCTTATGCGGGATTAAACATTAAAGACAGTGCTATCGTACAGGTCGCTGATGGAAAAGAAAATAAAAAAATAACTCAAGAAAAGTCATAGTAAATGGGATTAATAACGCAAACAGCAAAACAATATTATACCGTAACTGAAAAGTTTACAGGGACTGGAAGTTTATCTACGTTTACTTTAACTTTTAATCCACTACCAACAGCAAAGTCAAAGTTTATTGTATTTATCGATGCTCAAGAAATAGATGACGATAACTATAACTATGATAATACAACAGGTATTATTGATTTTGCACCATCAACACCTCCAAACAATAACTCTGTAATTGAGGTAAAGTTAAAAGATCAAAGACATGGTAGTTACAGATATATATCCTTAGAAGACATAGTAAACAACTTTATGGTCTCTTACGTAGGAGATGATAAAATTATTGGAACTGCTAGAAAATTAGATGTTATATTTCATACTAAAAGAGCTATTCAAGAATTTAGTTACGATATATCAAGAGTTGAAAAAATACAAGAGGTAGAAGTGGGAGCCTCATTAACTATTCCTTTTGCACAAGATTATGTTAATTATGTGCAGTTATCTTGGACAGATGCAAATGGATTAGAAAGAATATTATATCCCAGCACAAGTACTTCAAGACCTTCTGAAGCCATACTACAGGATGATCAAGCTAATTACTTATTTGATAATGACGAAAGTGTATTAACAGGTACATCGTTAACAACTGAAAACTTTAAAGGTTTAGAAACTAATGATAGTTTAGGTTTAGATAATGGCGTAGACAATAATGATAATATATTTGGTTTAGGTAGAAGATACGGAAGTAATCCAGAAACAACTCAAGTTAACGGGGTTTTTGTTATAGATGAATTAAACGGACAATTTGGTTTTAGTAGCAATTTATCTGGTAAAATAATTACTATAAAATATATTTCAGATGGTTTGGGTACAGATTCTGAAATGAAAATTCATAAACTAGCTGAAGAAGCAATATATAAGTATGTGTCTCATGCTGTAATTGCATCAAAAGCAAATATGCCCGAATATATAGTGAATAGATTTAAAAGAGAAAGAAGAGCTGCTATGAGAAATGCTAAGCTAAGACTTTCTAATATTAAATCTTTAGAGATGACGCAAGTTATGCGTGGTAAGAGTAAGCAAATAAAACACTAAGTACATGCCGGAAATTAAAGCAAACTTCCTTAAGGGGAAAATGAATAAAGACGCGGATGAGCGAGTATTGCCAGCAGGCGAGTACAAAGATGCTTTAAATATTCAGGTGGGTGTTGCCGAAAATGGAGATGCTGGAAGCATACACAATATATTGGGTAATGCTAAAATAAGTAATATCAATATACCAGGCGCAACTTGTATTGGAAGTATTTCTGATACACAAAATGATAAATTATATTGGTTTATCTACGGGACAACAATTGATGCCATAGCGGAATATGACGTTGTTACCGGAGTAGTTTCTCCTGTTTTAGTTGATACTACCAAACTTATAACAAATTTTTCAAACACGCAAATAACAGCTATAAACGTTGTAGAAGGTTATTTATTATGGACAGATAATAATTCTGAACCAAAAAACATTGATATTGAGTTATTTAAATCTAAATCAATTAATTTTACTACTACAACAAATATATATGATGATTTTATTGCGGCAGACAGACCTATAGTAGAATCAGACATAACTCTTATACGAAAGAAACCAGCTTCAGCTCCTTTTGTTTCAATAAGTACTTACGGTTTTGCAGTGCAATCGTCGGGAGTAGATATTACTGCGTCTATAAATGTAACAGGTTTAAATCCTGGGGACTCAACTACAATGACCGTTTCTGTTGACCCTAATCTTAAAGCCGGGGAAGAGTTTTTTGTTGCAGCAGGATTTGATACAGGAGCAAAAAAATTTAAATTTGTTTCTATAAGTGGCCTGACTGTTACGGCTGAATATATTTTATCAGATGGTTACCCTCCTATATCTTTTACTGGTACAATAAAAAAGGGTGATATATTATTCAACGATAAGTTTGTAAGATTTGCTTACAGATGGCGTTTTAAAAATAACCAAGTATCAGTTATTTCTCCATTCACTCCACCTATTTTTGAACCATTTGGTGCTTTTGTATATGATTCCGAGCAAGGCTATAATACTTCTATGGAAAACACTATTCGTGCTATAGAGCTTATAGGTATTGATACAAAGCCTGCGGATTTATATTCTATAGACATAGTATACAAAGAATCAAATAATACTAATTTATATGTTTATAAAACATTAAGAAAAGAAGAGTTTGAAAATTATGCTACTGGAATTGGTAAAATTAAAATAAACAGTGAAAGTATATACTCTGTTTTACCTAACAATCAGTTATTTAGGCAGTACGATAATGTACCTTATAGAGCAAAAGGGCAAGAAATAAGTGCTAATAGAGTTATATTTGGAAACTATAAAGATGGATTAGATATAACTAATGATCGCAATGGTAATTATATACAATATAATCCAACATTTAATATTTCTACTGAGCGCAGAACTAATCATCTTTCAAAATCTATAAAAACAGGTAGAACGTATCAATTTGGTGTTATTTTTGAAGATGAATATGGCAGACAAACACCTATTGTTTCTAATGATTCAGGTGAAATAAAAATTGATTACGATCAAGTTAGATTTCTTACCGCTACTCCATCTAGACCCAGCGGAAATGAATTCAAAGTATCATTAAGTAATTTACCATCAGAAGTTTTTTTTAATAATAGAATAAGAAAATTTAAATATTACATTAAAGAACAATCTAAAGAATACTACAATGTTATTGTATACAAAGCTTTTGATGATGATGAAAATGCTAATTTTTTATGGGTAGCTATACCTAGCTATGAAATAAATAAAATACAAGAAGAAGACTATATAATTTTAAAGAAAAAAGCAGATACAACCGCTCCTTTATCAGACCCTTCATTAAAATATAAAGTACAGGATATTTCAAATAGTAAACCAGATAACATCACTTCTTCTGAAACTTTAAATGGTTACTTTTTTATAAAGATTAAAAAAGACACAAGTGGAATAGCAACGGCAACAAACTTAACTGCTGCGTATACAGGAACATGGAGCAATGCTGTTTTTGAAACAATTCCCTCTGATAATCTTCTTGACGTATATTACGAAACAGAAGACTCTTATGACATCCATGAATATAACCAAACTAAAACATTAAAATGGTTTAATTGTTTTGATTTTGGAAATGGTGTTGAATCAGATAGAATAAGAGATGACTTTAACGAAGCAACTATAGATAACCAAGTAAGAGTTTCTACTACTGTTGAAAATGGTTATAAACAAAAACATAATAAGTACGGTCTTATATTTTCTAGTGGCTTGTTCAATTCCAGAAATGGTGTTAATGATATAAACCAGTTTAATACGGGAGAGGCTATTACAAAAGATCTTAACTCTGAATATGGTAGCATACAAAAATTACATTCTAGGAATACGGATTTAATTGCTTTATGCGAAGATAAAATATTAAAAATATTATCTAATAAAGATGCTCTTTTTAATGCTGATGGAAATATAAATTTAACTGCTACAACCAATGTTTTGGATACAGCAATAACATTTAGCGGAGAATACGGTATATCTACAAATCCCGAATCTTTTGCTGAATATGGATACCGAGTATATTTTACAGACAAAGCTAGAAATGCAGTATTAAGGTTATCAGCTGATGGTTTAACAGTTATTTCTAATTATGGTATGGCAGATTTTTTTAGAGATAAATTTAATGAGCTTACTGAAGAAGAATCTATTTCTTTCAAAGAAGGTATTGACGGATGGACATCTAGATTAAGTTTTGTTCCTGAATCAGGTACATATATTAACGGATGTTATTATACAATGAAAAACGGTGAATTATATAAACATTACAGTAACGCAAGTTCTTATAATAATTTTTACGGCACTCAAAATAATTCTACTGTAAATTTCAATTATAACCAAGACCCATCAACTGTAAAAAGTTTTAAAACAATAAATTACGAAGGAACTTCTGGATGGATAGCGGAGTCTATTGAAACAGACCAACAGTCTGGAAAAGTAACTACCTTTATAAACAAAGAAGGAAAGTGGTTTAACAACATAAAAGGTATTGCAAACACCGATAATAATCTTGATACTAAAGAGTTTTCTATACAAGGTTTAGGCAACATAACCAGTTTTACTAATTAAGTAACTAATTACAATGAGTATAAAAGCAGATAAAATAGTAGGTACATACGATATATATAGTAAACAATATGTGTCAACTTTTACAGAAAAGCCAGCATTAATAAATGTTACTGACTGCGCTTTTGAATTATCTGTTGAGGCTACATTTGAATGTTCTTATACTGGTTTAAGTATTGCTGATGGAACTACCGGAGATACCGTAAGCGCTACATTGACAAAAGGAACTGTTGATTCAATAAGTCCAACTACATATCAATCTGGTAGCAATACTTATACAGTGGGTATATTAGCTCCCGACGGATATCTCAATGCAGGGAGTATTATAGACTGCACAACAACTGCGACGGGTATTAATCCACCACCTCCACCAACTCCACCACCACCGACGGGACCCCCACCTCCTCCAACTCCTACGCCTTGTACTGATTGTGGTGTTACAGTTAATCCAATAGGAAATCAATCAATTGCCGTAGGTGGCAACTCGGGAACAGTGAGCTTGAGTGGATCTAACGTAGATAACTGGTTACCGTTTAGTTTTGATACTTCACTTGTTACAGTTAGTTTAAGCGGAACAACATTAACGTACACTTCAAATAGTAACAATAATTGTGGTAATGTTATAGTAAGAGCGATTGGTTATAATTCAAATACAAGCTGTTGTGAAGCAGCTACTGATTTTATTGTATCTGTAACAGGTTGTACCGGGCCACCGCCTCCCACACCCCCAACACCGACACCTCCAGTGCCAACGCCTCCGACTCCAACGCCTCCGGTGCCAACCCCATCCGACTCCTACACCCCCAGCACCAACCCCACCAGTAGTAAATTGTTATATATATGATATAGCAGCAGACGGTGGAGACAGTGTAACATTTACATGGACTACCTGTAATGGAGGGTCTGGATCCGTAACAATTCCTAATGGAGATGCAGCCCAAACATCATGCGCGCAAGAAGGAACGGTTTCAATGAGCCCTAATAGTGGGACAATAACATTGAGTTCAAGTTGTTAAATTAAATTAAATGAATGAAATTAAAAATTTTTTAAAAAAAGAAGAATGTGATTATATTATAAATCTAATTAATAATAATAATTTTAAATCACAAGTAATTGGAGCAGAGGGCAAGTCTATTTATGAAGATAGTAGAACGTCCTCTACCTCTAATTTAGGAACAATAGATAGTACTGTTAGAAGTGTACACCAAAAAATAGCAAATTATTTAGGTTTTCCTATAGAAAACGGGGAATCTTTACAAGGGCAAATGTATGAACCAGGTGAGTATTTTAAGCCGCACCAGGACGCTTTTTCTGGTAATTCTTATGAAGCGCATGCTGGAGCAGCCGGGAACCGAGGTATACACTTTAATGATTTATTTAAATGATAATTTTGAGGGTGGTGAAACAAGGTTTACAAATATTGATAAGTCCGTAATACCAGAAACAGGTAAGGCGATTTTTTGGAAAAACATAGATGAAAACAAAAACATAATACCTGATGCAATGCATGAAGGGTGTGAAGTTAAATCAGGTAAAAAGTATATAATAACATCTTGGTGGAGAGAAAATGCTTGGTCAACAAATAAAACTGAACCTAGTAATTTTACTGATTCTGGCTTACCTAAACTTACAGAAAAAGGTTTTAAAGTAATTCCTTTACCTAAAACTATATGGGGAATAATTCAAGATTCTTATAAGTTAATTAAAGATAAGAATACAGAAGAAGTTTTTGAAGGTAAAAAAGATTTTATTAAAAACGGAGGAACTGAATTATTAAATTTTGATTACGTTTCTAATATAAGAAGTTTTATTCACAATGAACTATTAAAAACCCACGAAGAATTTGCTGGAAAAAAACTTACGCCTTCTTATATATATGGGATTAGGTCTTATCAAAATGGAGCAACATTAGTTCCGCATGTAGATAGAATTGAAACCCATCATATATCTTCTATAATAATTGTAGATAAAGATTTAAATGGCAAAAATGATTGGCCTTTAGATATTAAAGATCACAATGGAGAATGGCATAAAATTTATGCACAACCAGGTGATATGATACTTTACGAAGGAGCCTGTGTGCGAGCATGGGCGTAAAGAAAATTTTGAGGGTAATTACTTCAGAAATTTATTTGTTCATTATAAGTTCGATGACTTTACACTTTCTAGCACCTAAAAACAAAAACATTTGGCCAGATATGTGGCATACTTGTTTAGCTTCTTGGCAAAAACATTATAGCGATATAAAAGTTTGGAATGATAACGAAATAGATGATTTTATAAAAAAATACGATCCTAACTTTTTTAAAGTATTAAATCAATCTCATAAGATATTTAGACTAGATTACGTTAGAGGTTTGATTCTTGAAAAAATAGGTGGTGCATATATAGATATTGACATAGAATTAATATCTCCTTTCATGCACCAAATAAATAATAATAACATATATATAATTGAAGCATATGCGGAAGACGAAGTGTTTCAAAATAGTTTAATGATCTCGTCTCAATCAAATTTTTGGACTGAGTTTTTATATCACTGCAGAGAATCTATATTTAAAAATTTAGAAAACGTAGCAATGTATCCTAATATTAAAGAAAAAATACCAGGTACTATAGTAAGAAAAACCGTAGGCCCAATTGCTCTATCTGATTTTATAATAAACAATAATAAAAAGGTAAAAAAACTACCTAATGATTTGTTTAATAGTTCAAAAGATATTTGTTTTACAAAACATCATCACACTGGTATATGGGGTTTTTTAGATTAAAAATTAAAAGTTAATAATAATAAAATGGCAGTATATAAAATATTTGGAACATTTGGTAAATCCTTTTCAAACGGAGACGAAATACTTCTTTTTGCCGATCCAGGAGCAATTGTTCCCTGCATCTACAACAAAGTTTGAATTAGAGCAAGGTATATTAGTTACTGTTGAAAATGGAGCTTCAGTTACGGCTTATGCGTCCAATGGAGATTGTGCTAATATAAGTTTTTCTTTAAACCTACCGGTTATACCAGAGCCAGGTCCTACAGAAGAGTTTACATGTGTTGACGCTAATTTTAATGTAGCTGATGGAACTGCGGGAGATTCTGTAACTGGTACAGTAAGTGGCGGAACTTTAAGTGGTATAACACCTTCTATTTACTCTGAAAACGTTACAACATATACAGCTAGTATTTTAATACCCGAAGGGTATACTAACACAGGAGATGGTAATCAATATATAAGTTGTACTGATACAGCAGTTGTTACACCAGCTGCAACTCCGCATTTATATTATACTTTTGACCCTTGTGCAGCCGGGGTTTCAGTAGATGTACTATTAGCTTCTTCTCCGATTACAGATGAAAGAAGAATTGACCCAACAGATAACAATGCCCGATATACTTATAGCGGCAGTCCTGGTGCGGCTACGCATACAAATACAGTTAAATCTTTAGATGCTACTGGAGCAACTGGCTGTACAGATCCGACGCCTCCCACACCCCCAACTCCTACACCACCTCCTACATATTATTATATAGCAGTAAGAGAGTGTAGTGATTATAATTCAAATGGAGCTCTTAATGATAGAGTTGTTAGATCATTAACAGATATAACTGGATGGAGTCATGTGCTGATACCTCGTTATAGTGGGGACACGAATGCTGTATATCAAAAATACGGTAATGCTAATCAATATGATTTAGAGATAGCATACAACGCTGGAACATATGATCTTCCTCCGGTAGATTTGGATTCAACGGCATCGTCTAATGGCGTTACAGTAGCTTCACTTGAAAGAAACCAGTGTTCATAGCTAATTAACATACTTAATTAAGACGTAATAATAATAGCATGAGTCAGATAACGTTAAACATAAATTTTGATAAAAATACCTCCTTACAAGTTGGGGATATTATTTATTATGAAACCTCAGGTTCTATTAAAACAATAGGGCCTGTAGCTACTATTAATACCTCTTCTATAGTTTGTGAAGAAACTGGTGATACTAGTAGTTTAACAAGCAACTCATTTATCTTTTTTGGAAAAGATAATGAAGTAAATACATCAGGTATAATAGGGTATTATGCTGAAGTAAAAATGAAAAATCAATCAACTTCTGAAGCAGAGCTTTTTGCTGTTAGCTCAGAAATGTTTATAAGCAGTAATTAATTATGGATGAAGAAGAAATTAAATTAGAAAACGTAACTGTTTCTGGAATAGATAAAAGAAGACCTATCGCAGGGCTTGCAATGTCTAGTATTAGCCCAGTGACTAGTAGTGTCCCAGATCCACTTAGTGTAAGAGGAGGGCTCCAAAAAAAATTAGCAGCTGATAGCTTAGACGTTTCAGGAGCAGGCGCAATCTCAGGCAACCTTGATGTTTCTCCAACCGCTAGCGCTTTTGAAAAAGCAAATGTTATTGGTGGAGCAGTGAGCGGAATTGGCGGGATAATAAGTGGTATTGTAGGGGGTAGGGCTAGAAGAAAAGAGCAAAGAGCCGCTCAAGACGCTTATAACCAATCTTTAGCTTCCTATAAAGACTTTGAATTTCAGAATGCTTATACTGATTTAGAAAATCCATTTGAAGATTTAAGAGTTTCAACAGAAGCAGCAGAGTTTCAAGCACAGCAACAACAACAAGGGTTAGCCCAAACTTTAGACGCACTTAGAAGTGCTGGAGGAGGTGCTGGGGCGGCCGCATTAGCCCAATCGTTGTCACAGGCTCAAGCAATACAAACTCAAAGAATATCAGGAGATATTGCGAGACAAGAAGCAGGCATACAACAACTTATAGCAAAACAAACTGCTAGTAACCAATTAATGGAAGCTGGGGGCGCAGAAAGACTTGAAACTAGGGAGTTTGAAAGAACTGGAACAATATTAGGAATGGACCAACAGAGAAAAGCTGCAGCAGATCTAGCTAGACAACAAGCTACACAATCTTTAGTAGGAGGAATTGGTGATTTGGCTGGAGCAGCCCTGGGAGCTGTGGGTATGCCGGGTGGTATTGGCGGTTTATTTAAATCAAAAATTACTTAAGCATGGCAGATAGAATATTAGTACAGGGAGCTAGAGATGTAGCCCCTAAATTTACAGACTTTGGAAAAGGTTTTGCTGATAGATTTAAAGAAACTTACGGTAATGCAGTTGTACTTAGACAGCAACAACTTGAACTTGAAAAAAAAGAAAATGAAATTAGGTCTAAAGACTTTTTATCTGTAGATAATATAGATTTAACTACGGTAGGTGAGGATGTATTAGATTCTACATCTAAAGAGGCTTTTAAAATTAAGGACGAAGCTTTTGATTTAATTAAAAGAAAAGATGAAATTGGTGTTACCGAGTATAATATACAATTAGCTAAACTTCAAAATAAAGTTAAAGGTTTAAATAGCTTAATGAAAATGAAAAAGAGTTTAGGCTCTGATTATACAAATGTTGCTAAAAATATAGAGATGGCTCCTTGGGGTAATCCTCAAAATAAAGCAGCTTTAATTGCAGCTATTGATTTAAACACTAAAAAAGAATGGGTTGAAAAGGATGGCAAATATTTTTTAAGTACTGATGGTGGGAAAACATTAATTGATTTAGCTAGCATTTCACCAGTTGAAGCAGCTGATAAAAGCATACTACTTAAATTAGAGGACGCTGCATTCGGAAGATTAAAGAAAAGATCATTAACTTCTGGTTCATTAACAGATGAAAGAATTAGAGATGTAGCAGCTAAAACAGTAAATAGCATTTCAGACGAAGATGTAAAAAACGCTGCTTTGGGTTATTTCTTAAAAGATAAAACAAGATCTGAACAAGAAGCTTATTACGCTATTACTCCTATGGCTAAAATTAGAAAAGACGTAGAAGATACTTTATATTTAAGAGACCTTTCGCTTTACGCTAAAGAGTTAAATGAAATTAGAAAACCAAAGCCAAGTAAAACTGATCCAGAAGCTCTAAAACAACAAAAAATATTTTCAACAAATAACTTAATTAAAAACATTAAAATACCTAGAACTAAAGAAGGTATGGTTGATTTTAATAGTACAGTTTTTTCAAAAGAATTAGGTTCGTTGAATATTTCACCTAAAATAGATAAAGAAATCGAATTAGCAGGTGGTGATGCTTTATATATAAAAAGCGCTGTTCCTGGAGGTGATGATTTAATTATATCTTCAGACATGTCAGATGACGATATTCGAAGAACTCTTTTATTAGCTAAAGGTGTGGATGCAGCAACAGCAAATAGAATTTATCCTAAAATATACGAAGGTCCTTCTGAAGACCCTTATTCACAATTTATAACAAACTAATCTTATGCCTAAGTTTGAATCGAATAATACTATTTACGATATACCAGATAATATTGTACAACAATTTTTAACAGACAATCCTGATGCTATAGAAGTAAGTGCGGAAGAGCCGGGAAAGATAACTCCTCCAAAGGAAGAAAACCAGGGTGTGCCTGTGGAGGAAAATGTAACACCCGAAATACAACCAACCGCTACGGAATTACTATCGGAAGATATTTCATCGGATTTACAAAAAATAAAAAGTAGTTTTGAACAAGGCGAGTTTACTATTGCTCAACGCCCTGCTTTTGAAGAGTTTCAAAAAACAGGTGAAATAAAACAAGAACTATTACAAGTTAAAAAAATTGAAGAAAAAGATCCATCTATAGCAGAATCTTTAGCAGCTAAAACTGTTTATGGAATTACTGATTTCTTAAGAGGTACACAAGCATTTGCTGAAGATGTTGTATTAACTACAACAGCGGGGGTTGCGGATGTTTTAGGAAATCCATTATCTAATGAAGAAAAAATAGGTTTAAAATCTGCTTTAGCACAAGGGGTTCCGGGCTCAACATATTTATCTACCGGCCAATATGATAACATATTATCAGATATAAATGAGCACATTAGAAAAACAGAAAACACTTCTGTTACTAAAGCTATTGAAAATAATAATTATGCAGAAGCAGCGGAATTAGCTATAGGAGGCGCGTTGCAATCGTTACCTTCAGTAGCTATGGCTTTTACAGGTGCAGGAGGTTTAGCTGTTTTTGGGTCTAGTGTAGCTGGCAATAAATTTGATGAAGAATTTAAAAATAATCCAGAAGAGTCTTTAGCATTACTAGCTTTAAACGCCGCAGGAACGGGGGCTACAGAAGCTTTATTTGAAAGAACGACCATGGGCTTAATTGGAAAAGCGAAAGGTTTGATAGGTAGGGGTTCAACTCAGGAAGCTGCTAAAATATTAAAAGAAGGTTTAGGAGCGGCTGGAAAAAGGTTTGGTTTAGGCATTTTTAAAGAATCATTATCTGAAGGAGCAACTGAGGGGGCTAATATGATAGTTGACGCTATAACTTTAGGTAAAGATATACCAGAAGATGCTTTTTATAGAGTAATGGACGGAGCTATTATTGGTGGTTTAATGGGAGGCTCTATAAACACTATTGCTGAAATTGGTGGAGCGTCAACTGCTGCTAGAAATAGAGCAGAATTTTTACTTACCCCTGAAGCTCAACAAAATCAAATGAAGACTGCAGGGGCAAAAATATCTAATTTAAGTTTAGATTTACAAAAAGCAGACGGGGAGGCGGCTAATATTATTCGAGAAGAAATTAATAAAGAAACTGAAAAAATAATACAAATTAAAAAAGCAAATTCATTAAATATTAACGCTATGAATAAAGAGCAGTTAATGGATTATGCTAAAAATATTGATATTATAAATAAAAGAAAGTCTATTAAAGGGCCGGATTCTGCTATTCAGTTAGCTAACGATGAAATTAAAAAACTTACCGAAGAAAATAATAAAATTATTTCTTTAGCTAAAGAACAACAATTTGAAAAAACAGCTGAAATTTCTAAAAAACAAGCCGAGCAATTAGGCATAGATTTTCAATCTTTTGAAACTAAAAAAGCTTTAGAAGAGTACTTAATTAAAAACAATTTTTCTGAAAATATAATAAAAGAAGCTGTTGAGTCTGATGGTTTTATTTCTGGAGATGGAAAACAAATTTTTATAAATAAAGAAATAGCAAAAAATACCGACGCTGTAAATGTTGCTTCTCATGAGCTGCTGCATGGGTTATTGTTTAAAACACTAAAAGAAAAACCAGAAACAGCTATTAATTTAGGCAGAGCTTTAGGGGAAGAAATTTCTAAATTAAATTTAAATGAAATTGCAGACTCAAATTTTAGAAGAAGAGTTGAATTATATTCTAAGAATCCAGAAAGTGTTCAAGCAGAAGAAATTTTAACATTATTTTCTGACGCAACTGCTACTGGAGATATTAAGTATAATGAAAATATATTTACGCGCATAGGAGATTCAATAAGAAAAGTTTTACAAGATTTAGGATTTAAAAAAATAAAATTTGATACCGGTAGAGACGTATATAATTTCATAAAAGATTATAACAAAGATATTTCTAAAGGTGGTATTAGGCAAAAAGTACTAGAACAAGCTCGAAAAGGTATTGAAGGCAAACTTGTTGATGTTACAAAAACCTCACAAAAAGAAGTTGAAAAGTTTTCAAGATCACAAAAAGCATCTGATGAAGTTCAACGTATATACAAAGAACAAGGAACTGCTGGTGCAATGGATATAATTGACCAGTTTAAGCCAATTGTAGACAAGCTAGTAAATAAGTATAGAGATGTTCCTGGGTTTGAATATGAGCTTCTTAAGGATGAAATAGAGACTGGTAAGCGTGGTATTCTAGACATGATAATGGAATACACACCTGAAAAAGCAAAAGGTGCCCCATTAGCCGGTTATATAAATACATTTTTAAGTCGTAGAGCTATTGAAGCGGCTAACCGCATTCTTAAAACTGATTTTGAATTAGATGTAACAGAAGCTAAAGGTGTTACTGATACTGTAACTACTGAAGAAATCATAGAAGAAAAAGAAGTTGCGGTAGCTGATGAAATAAAAAGTTTACGTAAAGAAATTGGTTTATCTGAAGACCTTGTTACCAAAGTTAAAGATGCTGTAGTAAAAACTTTTGGCACAAAACTACCCAATCCTCAGGATCCTAAGTTTAGGTTTGAATTACAAAAAAGATTTAGAACAGAACTTAAAAAACCATTATCAAAGTTTGTAGGAACTAGAGCTAATTTTGAAAATTTTTTACGTGATAATTTTGAAGCTATTTATAATAAAATGCCTCAGAGCCTTATTAACAGAAGATTTTCTGATTTTGCGCAGCCTGTATTAGATGAAAATGGTAAACAACTTAGAGAACGGACAGCTGAAGGTAATAAAGTATTTACTAAAAAGAAAATTAGCAAGGCAGAATGGATTAAATACTTTTTAGGCAGCGAAGTAGGTTCATCAACTAAAGGAGCAAGAAAGACGGCCGTAGTGGAGGGCATGGCAGAAGAAATTGCTTTTGATGCTACTATGGAAGTTTTAAATGACCCTGATGTTATTTCAAAATACCAAGACATAGCTGGTATTACAGGTGAAGTATTACCTGAAAACTTTAAATCATTAATAGCTAAGCAAGTTGATAGAGCGGAAGGCTTTAAATTTTCTAAAAGTATTATAAACGATGCTAAAGCGGAATACAATTTAGAATCTCAAGAATTAGCAAAAATACTTAATAAAACAAGCTTAGATAAATTAAGCGATAAATATTCATTAATATCTGATAATATAATTTACGAGGCTGACCCTGCTAATATTAAATTTAGTCTCACAACTAAGGCTGATGGTAAATGGGAACAAAACCAATTAAACCCATTAGAAGAAAGCGCAAAGCTATATAAATTTAAAGTAGGTGAAATAGATTATGAAATAAATGCATTTAAAGATCCTTCAGGTTACAACTACGATATATTTGAGCAGACTGAAGGTATTGAGGACGGAGCTATTAATAATGATCCAAAATCATGGGAATTATCTTTTGCATCTGCAACCACAAAAAGAGTGGGTTTAACAGAATACGCGTTAAAAGGTCGTACTAATCAGTTTAAAGTATTTGGAACTGTAGCTAATGCAACTATAGATTTAATTAAAAAAGAAAAATTAAATTCTATAACATTTACCGCAAAAGAAGAAAGTAGAAAAAGATTATATAATTCTTTAAATAAAAAGTTTGCAAATGAATTAGGATGGGAAACATATGACTATCCAGCTGATATACCAGATGGTTCAGAAACAATATTTATAGCTTATGACCCCAAAGCTTTTCCAGTTGAAGAAGTGGTAAATCCACCACAAATAAAATTTTCAAATTCTAATTCAAAATTTAATGTTACTGCTAAAAAATTACTAACTCCTGAGGGGTGGGCGGAATGGAGCAACGCTAAATTAGAAGGTTCAAAAATTTTACAAGACGAAATTGGTGATATTAAAACTCAACTAGGGTCACAAAGACCTTCTTATGTAGTTAGTGAAAATGAGCTTAAAGGATTTGACAAGTTAAAGCCAAAAGAAAAACAAATATTAAGAGAAAAAATAAAAGATCTTAGAAAATCAATAATATCTTATAAAGCAAAAACTAATTTTAATATATTAAAACCTGGCGAGTCGTTTGGTAATCCAGCTGAAAAATTTGGTCGGAATGCTATTGAAATTAAAAATAATATAGAAAACGGAAATATATTTAAATTACAAAATACATATTCAAGAGTATATGACAGCATGTGGGAAAAGTATTATAATATATTAGAGAAAAATCCTGATATGTTTGATTTTCTTGAATCAACTTTACAAACCTCTAGTAATGACGTTTCTCATTGGCACAGATTAGGAGCTATTTTTTTAGGTTATGATCCAACAGCTTTAAAAACTTTTGCTGTAGATAAAGATGGAAATAAAAAATTTAAAACCATTTATGCAAAAGACGGAAAAGAAATTAAAATTCCAATAACAAGAACTTTTGAATATGAACATGCTGTTCAAAATCATATTCAATGGAAAAGAGTATTAAATGCTGCTAAACGCTTTGCTAAAAATAAAAATAAAAAGGGCTTTTTAGATTATCTTAAAAAATCTAAAAAAGATTATGTTTTAATAGCAATATCGGTTGCTGACTCTAAAAAAATTAATGAAGCGGGGTATGCACATGTAATGCCCAAAAATTGGAAAAAATGGGTAGATAGATATATTGCTTCTAATATTGATTTAAACAAAATAGTTAATATAAGTTATTCTAATAATAATGCTTTTATTGAAAAAAATATTAATTCAATTTTTGTACAAAAATTTTCTAAATCATTAAACAAAGAGTTTAATAAAATATTAGAAGAATCTACTGGAGTTAAATGGACTGAAAGATTTTCACCTGCTAAAGCTAGAGTGATGGCTAAGGGTAAGGGTAAAGGGGCAATTTTTGTTCCCTATTCAGCAGATGATTTTGTAGGTTTGCTATACACAACGCTTGCTGGTAAAGAAAAAGGTAACCAACAAATGGATTGGTATCGAGAAAATTTATTACGACCATTCTCAAGAGGTATTCAAGCTTATGAAGCTGAAAAACAAAGAGCTATGCGCGAGTGGTCTGTTTTGAAACAGCGAGCTAAAAAAGATGTACCTGGTGGATTGAAAAAAGAAAATGAATCTGGTTTTACAAATGAACAGTCACTTAGAATGTATATGTGGCAAAAACAAGGTTTTGATATACCCTGGTATTAATAAAGGGGAAGTCAACAATGCAATAAGAGCAATAAAGAAAAATGATAAATTTAAATCTTTTGCTGATACATTAATGGGATTAAACCCAGAAGGTTACCCCTCCCCAGAAGCTAACTGGATAGATGGTGATATAACAAGTGATTTAATTGGGTATGTCAATGGAGCAAAGCGATCTGAATTTTTATCTGAATGGAAAGAAAATAAAGATATAATATTTTCTGAAAAAAACATTACAAAGTTACGAGGCTTATACGGCGAAAAATATGTTGAAGCACTTGAAAACATTCTTTATAGAATGGAAAAAGGTGTTAATAGGAAAATGGGCCAGAGTAAACAGGAAAGAGCCTGGATGGATTGGGTAAACAATTCTGTAGGAAGTATCATGTTCTTTAACGCTAGATCCGCAGTACTCCAAACATTATCTACAGTTAACTTTATAAACTTTTCAGATAACAACCCTATTAGCGCAGCAGCTGCTCTTGCAAACTTTGGACAGTATAGAAAAGATTTTGTAAAACTATTTAATTCTGATTTTTTAAAGCAAAGACGAAGTGGGCTGCAAACTGATATTAGTGCGGATGAAATTGCTAAAGCTACTAAAGGAAATGAAACATCGCCTAGAGCATTATTCAATGCTTTATTAAAAATTGGTTTTACTCCTACTCAAATTGCTGATTCATTTGCTATTGCTTCTGGGGGTGCTACATTTTATCGTAATAGAATTAAAAAATATAAGAAAGAAGGTTTAGAACAAAAAGAAGCTGAGCAAGAGGCATTTACTGATTTCCAAGAGATTGCAGAAGAAACACAGCAGTCGTCAAGACCAGATAGAGTTTCTATGGAACAAGCAGGTAGTTTAGGGCGCGTTGTTCTTGCTTTTGCAAATACGCCTATGCAATACGCTAGATTACAAAAGAAGGCTGCTCTTGACTTAGTTAATGGACGTGGCGATTGGAAAACAAATATCAGTAAGATTGCTTATTATGGTGTAATACAAAATATTATATTCTCCGCGTTGCAATCTGCATTGTTTGCATTATTATTTGATGATGAAGAAGAAGTTGATGCTAAGGAAAAATATTATAGAATAGCTAATAGTTCAGCAGATTCTTTATTAAGAGGAACAGGAGTTTATGGCGCAGCTGCAGCAACAGTTAAAAACGTTATACTTGAAATAATCAATCAATCTAAAAAGGATAGACCTGATTATACAAAAGCTGCAATAGCAGCAACCTCAATATCACCTCCTATAAATTCTAAATTAAGAAAATTAATATCTGCAGGAAATACATTTAAATATAAAGAATCAAGAGAAAAAGTTTTTACTGAAGGATTTAGTTTAGATAATCCAGCTCTCTTAGCTGCAGGAAAAGTAATATCTGCCGGAACAAATGTACCTGCTGATAGAGTTGTACAGAAACTTGACAATGTTTATACAGCTATGCAACCTGAAACAGAACTTTGGCAATCAATAGCATTGTCGCTTGGATGGACTGAGTGGGATTTAGGTATGATTGAAAGTCAAACTAAAAAATCTAAAACACCATTAAGAAAAAAGAAAAAATCAAAAAGTATCAGGCCACAAAGACCAAAAATTAAAAGAAATTAAAATTAAATGAAAATATCTAATCATATATCTTACAAAGAAGCAACAAGATCTAATACAGCAACCAGGAAGGGTATTGATAATACTCCAGGAGACTACGAAGAATCTAATATGGTTAATATAGCTGTCAATGTTTTTGAACCTTTAAGAGAGTGGGTCGGCGGGCCTATTAAAATTAATTCTTTTTATCGGTGTGTTGAATTAAACAAAGCGATTGGAGGAAGTTCAAGATCACAACACTGTGAGGGTAGAGCTATTGATATTGATGATACGCATGGACATAAAACAAACGCTGAGATGTTTGAATACATAAAAAACAATCTTAGCTTTGATCAATTAATATGGGAATTTGGTACCGATAAAAATCCTAACTGGGTGCATGTAAGCTATGTTTCTGAAGATCAAAATAGAAAAAGATGCTTAAAAGCGCAAAGGATAAACGGCAAAACCACCTACATAATAATATAAAAATGCAAGATTTAAAAATAGTAATTACTAATGCATTTGCCTTCGGGCTTAGTATGTCAGATGCAAATGAAATTCTGCAGGCATGCAGTTTAGCATTAGCAATAATATATACAACAATAAGTATTATAAAAAAAGTTAAAGACAATGGCAAAAATTGATTTAGATGGAGATGGAAAAGCTGACATAAGTATAAGTTTACCCCAAATTATTACAATACTTGCAATGTTCGCTTCAATAGTAGGATCATATTATACTTTAAATGCTAGAATACAAGCTGTAGAAGTATCAACGAAAAAACTAAAAGAAAACGAACAGAAGTACACTTGGCCTAACCAAAGAAAAACAGAAGAAGAAGTAAAATCTTTAGAAGCAGAAATGCGTGCTTTTATGAAAGACATAGAATATTTAAGAAGAGATATTGACCGCAAAAAAAAATAAATTATGAAAAACCCTTTTGCAAATAAAGAAATGAGAGGATATATTGGAGCAGCTACTGTATTTTTATTAGTTATGGCTCTGTTATTATTTTTAGCATTTTATGAAATACCAGAAACAAATAATGATATATTTAAAGTAATAGTAGGTATGCTAGTCGGATCTTTATCGGTAGTAATATATACATTTATAGGTAAAAATCCAGAAGAGCTTGAATCATTAAAATCTAAAAACGAATCTTTAGAGGGACAAGTAGCACAAATTGTTTTAGAAAAAGATAAGTTAGAAAAAATGTTAAGAGATTATCAAAGTGAAGTAATTGATAAGTTAGCATTATCAGGTGATAATTTTGAATTTAAAAAGTAAAACAATATAATGTTTAAATAAAAAAGGGGTAATCTTAATTGACTACCCCTTAATTTTTTATCCATCACAACTTAAACAATCAGGATCCATTGCATTAGCAGCAATATCACCTCTTAATACTGATTCAGTTCGCATGTAATATAAAGTTTTAACACCTTTTTTCCATGCTTCCATATGAACCCTGTTTAACCATTTAGGATCTGCCACAGACGGAAATGCTAAATTAAGACTTACTGATTGATCAATATAGTCTTGGCGTATACCCGCTTGGTTAACTAATTCTAATTGATTAATTTCTTTAAATGTTTTAAAAACATTCTTTAAGGGTTCTCCTTCTTTTTCATTAAGCTTTCCCGAGTGATCATAAAACCATCCATCGAGTTCTTTAATCCCTTGAACGGATCCACCATCTTCCAAAATTTTGTCCCAAGTTTCTTTAACATCAATTCCAATTTTTCTTAATACTTTTTTAAGTTCTTTATTCTTTCTAATAAACGTACCTTTAGCACTTTGCTCTGTAAATACGTTAGCAGCCCAAGGCTCAATTCCAGGAGATACGTTACCGCTAAGCTTGCTGTTAGAGACTGTAGGGGCCACAGATCGAAGATGAGTGTTGCGCATACCAGTACCGACGCACCAGAGCGGCTCCCCATATACCTCTGCAAGATCTCGCGATGCTCTTTCAGACTCAATCTTAATTTTGCTAAAAATTTCACGTGTTTTAAATTGAGCTAATAAACCTTCGAACGCAATGCCATTCTTCTGGAGTAGACTGTGCCAGCCCAATACTCCTAGACCAAGGGCACGCCCTTTTTCCGCACTGCGGACAGAGTTTTCGAACCCTTTCATATTCTTTGCTTTTTGAATAAACTCCTCCAGCACTCCGTCTAAAAACCATGTAGCATCATAAATTAAATTAGTATTTTTCCATTCATCGTATTTATCTAAATTCAATGAAGATAAACAACAAACAAAAGAATGTGATTCATCTGTATGTAATGTAATCTCACTACATATATTTGTCATATGAACCTTGAGCCCATTTGATTTGTATGCTTTTGGGTTATTCTTGTTTGTATTTCCCTTAAAGAGAATATAAGGTTCTCCAGTTGCTTTACGTTTTTGTAATAACTTTCCCCATTTACGTCTAGCTTCTTTATCTCCTTCACTAAGTCTTCGCATAAACTTGTCACCGACCACAGCGCACTGGTGTAAGTTAAGGGACTGCCTATTGACGTCTCCTTTAGGTTCTCTGATCTCCACCCATTCTTCAAAGTCGGGATGATCAATATTAATGTTAACTGACGCAGCTCCTCTGCGGACAGATCCTTGATTAGTGGCAAGTATTGTTGAATCGTATATCTTGCAAAACGGGACCACTCCATCACTTGTTCCATTACCTGTAATTTTAGCTCCGGCAGGGCGAATCATATTTATTCCGATACCAACACCCCCGCCGTGTTTAGCCAGTAACATCATTTCTAAATTCTTTTGACCAATATCCTGAATGCTATCTGCTACGTCAATACCAAAACAACTAATAGGTAAACCTCTATCTGTACCCGTATTGGAAAGCACAGGTGAAGCTAAGCACAACCACCCCCTCCATATGTAATCAAAAAACTTTTCAGCTAGCTCTGGCTTGTACAAACGCTTCGCAACAGCATTAGAAACACGCATATAAGCGTCTTTTGGAGATTCGCCTTGTAATAAATATCCACCTGTTATTGTTTTTTTATAGACTTCAGTATCCCCCCAGGTTGGGTAATCTTCGCCTTTTATCCAATCATTATTCCAATTCATTATCTTCAGTCTTCTTCTTGTTCAAAAAATCTTTCTGTAAATCGTCCAGTGCTTCCTGATAACCCGGAATACGTTTTAATGTCTCTAGCGTCCCAACTGAGAGGTCTCTTAGGTTTTCTAGTTCGCCCAGCATCTTCTGAACCACCGCCCCCAGTGTTTCCACTTTGTTGCGCATTTCTATTATTTTGTTTTCTTTCATTTAATTTATTTTTCATTACCAAATATCTTCAAAGTCTTCTCCTTCATTTGCTTTAGAATAATCAGTTGGGCGAACAGCAAAAAAGTCAGTGTGAGTATGCCCGCCTGTAAGGTGGTAGAACCAATCAAGATTATTTGAGGCTGATTCATTAAATTCAAAGTACAACCCGAGGTCGAAGTAACCAAGTTCTTGTAGCTTCTCATTAAGTCTTTTTCTAATGAATTGTTTAAGATCATAAGATTTAATTCCTTCGACATCTCCGGCTTCAAACATTCTATCAATATATTTTTCTTCTGCGGCAAGCATTGTTGTTGCGGCTGCAATAACATCATCTCTACAATCGTTTAAAAGGTTTTTGTCTTCTTCGCACATCTGTCTAAATAATCTACAACCCATTTTAGAATGTAATGATTCATCACGTACACTCCATTTCATTTGCTGTCCTATTCCCTTAAGCAAGTTACGTAGTTGGAAAGAATAAAGAACCGCAAAAGCAGAATATAAACTAACGCCTTCTGCAAATGCACTAAACACTGCAAGACTTTTTGCAATTTTTTTAGTATCGTTTCCTTCATAGCCAACTAAATTATCAAACCTTTCCATTGTAGCTTCGTCTTGTAAGAACGCTTCAAAGTTTTCAAGGCCAAGAGTTTCATTTAAATAACTGTAAGCTACAGCATGTATTGTTTCTTGTGAACCAAACATCATAGCCATTTGTTGTATTTCGTGCTTTGGAAACCAACCCACAACTTTTTGTGTCCAGTAATCGGATACAGCACATTCAGTTTGAGCAAAGCCTAATAATATATTGCCAACTAAACTTTTTTCTTCAGGTGTTAGCTTTTCGTTCCAATCTTTAACATCACCTGACATAGGTATTTCTGTATGCAGCCAAAATGCTTGAGCTTGTTTTAACCAGCCCTCTGTATAGTATTCTGCATATTCAAATGGTTTGTAAGGTATTCTAGGTGTAAATAATCCCATATTTATTTTTCAATTTTTAATGATATATCTACAAAAGGTAGATATAAAACGTGTTCTACAAATTCTTTTTCTACATAAGATCTTATGCCTAGAAGTAATCCAGGATAAAAACCAATGCTAAGTTCCCAATTTTTCATAAACATTTAATATTGTATCTATCATGTATTTCTACAATTTCTTTATATTTTACATAGCCTCTATTTTGTATAGACCACTTAATCCACTTTTCAATTTGCCTCTCAGCATACTTTAAGCGAGCTACTTTTTTTTCTTTTGTAATATGATTTCTATTACCCTGTCGCATTCCTTTTGATTTTGTGGTTTAAATAAAATATATCCAGGAAATTGTTCAGTCATTAATTTTTTAAACAACTTCCATCTTATAGGAAAAGATTCATTTGGTCTACCTTTGGTTTCTATTATAAAATCTTCACCAATAAAATCAGGCGTATACTTTATAGGTAGTATTCTTTTACCACCTCTATTAGTAAAATCACCTTTTGAATTAGCTTGTCTTTCATAACTTTCATTTTCAAAATGAAAACCATTTACTAAAACAAATGTTTCTCCCTCATACTTTGCTCTTATCTTAGCTTTCTTTAAAGCCATATACATATATCTTTCTAACCCTGAAGCAAAGTTATGACCATCATAGCTAATCTTCTTAGCTCTTACTGGTCCTTGTTTTTTCTTACTCCTCCTTTTTCTTAGCATCTCTAATATAACATTCTTCTATTTCCTCTCTAAGTACCATGCGTGTTTTTTCAATATAATTAACAGCATCCATTAATTCTTCTTGCAAGTGATTAAGCCAACCATCTAATGTTGTATTATTATCATCATGCATGGTAACACCATACTTTGAAAACCCTACATCTGATCTAGATGTTATTTTGCTTATAACTCTTTCTATTATTTTATCTCTCATAACTGATCTTTTACAAATGTTCCATTATTCATTTTACCAGTTCTAGTAGATATTTCATCATAAGCAGACTGAATACAGCTTTCAATGTCAGTACCTGCAAGGTAGGCGAGATTAGTAAGAACAACGACACAATCACCAATAGCGTCGATAATATCTGGTTTGCTGTCTTTAAGTATTCCTTGCGATAATTCTCCTGATTCTTCATATAATTTAATTAATTGAGTTTTAACATCTCCCTTATCATAGATACCACGCTCGTCTGCCCAGTCTCTAATGAGTCCAAATATGTTTTCCTTGTTGTACGTTGGTTGCGCCATAAAAGCCTCATAAAAAGCTTTATTATAAATGTAGCAGCTATTTTTATCAAACTGTGAAACATAAGAATTTTTTAATATCCATTCAGAAGATTCTTTAGTTAATTTAAATGTACCTAATGGAGTTTTCCATTCGTAGCCATATGTTAATTCATTTTCTAAATGACCTCTTAAATCAGTTAAATGAACTTTAAATGTAGTTGTTTGAGTAGTTGAATTTGATTTCATTTTTTTAAATAAATTTTTATATAATTTTCTATCTACTTTATATCCATAATATTTTTGAAGTTCTATTTCTCTATTAGATATATAATTAATATCATTAGAAGAATCTAAAACTTCATATTCATTAGGACTATATCCCTGCACAAGCGTAACTCTCTTTTTTAAATCACGTGCTACGCCTATTTTTTTACCAGGTATATGATAAATATAATACGTACTATTCATTTTTTTTTATAATTTTATTTATAATATTAACGCTTTCTTGTGAAAGCCATTTTGCAGGATAATTTGCTTCTTTAAACCAAAATTTAAACCGCAAGTTTTGCTTTGATTTGTGGGTGGGATTCATAATTATTTAATTTAAACATATTATGTGAAGGAATAAAAACAAAATTTCCAGCTCCTTCTTGAATTTTTAAACCAAAAGATAAATCTAATTTAGGTAATACTTTATTATCTCTTGATAGTTGTTGCTTAGCTTGCTCCATATGATTATTATATAAATGACAATCTCCTAGTTGACCTATTAGCTGGCCTGCTTTATATCCATTTCCTTTAGCTAGCATTTCTAAAAGTAACCCGTACATAGCTATATCGTATGGTAAGCCTAAGAATATATCAACAGACCTTTGTTGCCACATAAGATCCATCACACCATTATTTATATAGACTTGAAAACCATAATGACAAGGAGGCAATGCCATATCGTCGAAATCAGCAGGATTCCAAGCATTAACCATAAGTCTTCTCGAAGATGGATTTGTTTTGATGTCCAATAATAAGTTAAACAACTGATCAACCCCATTGAAATTTCTCCATTGAAAACCGTAAACCTTGCCAAGAGTTCCATCAGTCCTTCCTGAGGCCTCATAGTTGGGAGTCCAATAATTAACATTATGGTTAATAAGGTATTGCATATCAGTCCTACCCTGAAGTATCCATAGTATTTCCGTAAGTGCATGATTAAAATTTATTTTTTTAGTTGTTAAAAGAGGGAACCCACCACTCATATCATGCCTAATCGTTCTGCCGAAAACAGCGCTAGTACCTACTCCTGTTCTATCATCTTTGGGTTTCCCTCCATAAAATACTCCGGATAATAATCCTTTGTATTCCTCATCTATATTTATCATAATAATATTTTTTTAAATTATACGTTTCTTCCCATATAATATCTCTAATGTAAACACTAGGGGTTAAATTAATCTTTTTAAAATTAGGCATAAAAGAAATGCCAATCTTCCACTCAGTAGGATTTGGTCCTTGCTGAGCTGCAATAGGTGATATTATAATACCTTGGTTTATACAAAAATTGTGCCATTTTGTTTGTTCTTTGGACGGAGAATGCTCTGGCATCCATATTGTTTTTGGTTTCGCCATTTATTCCCAAGGTAACGGTTCGCTCTGAATCTGTAAAGGCTCATGAGGAATAAAACAACCTGACTTAGGTTCCCATTTAAAATGAGCTTCGGCACCATTTTCTCCTAAATTTTGAAACTTTACTTTAAGAACCTTCGCTTTAACTGTTTTGTTTTCGTAATCCCTGTGAACAAGCAAGCCATGATAACTAGCATCATACCACTCACCACCTCCTTTGATGTTATACATAGTTGGCTCTTCAATTTTTCCATTTGCATCTTTATACATTTTTGTAGGATGTGCAACAATAAAAACTAATACATCATATTTTTTTGCAAATATTTCTATTTTTTGTAGGTATTCCATTGTATACCTATTTACATCCTCTGTTTTTGAATTAATATCTCTCACCTTATTAAAAGGATCAATAACTAAACATTTTATTCCCTTACGTTTAACTAGCTCAGCGCCTTTTTTTAATATTGCTTCAAGAGTGTATCTTTCCATATCAATATGAAAAAAATTAGTATTACAATGGTCTGCTACTTGTGTCCATTTATCTCCTCCAATATCACTTTTTGACGGCATACCCTGCCAAATTTTTCGCATGAGTTTATGAGCATGGAGGTATGTCGGTACATTTTCAGGTGAAGCGAATGCTGTTTTCCAGCCATAGTTATTGTTGTAGCCAATAACCATTTGATCGACGAAATCCGATTTCCCAGAAGACGGTATACCAGTGACCGTAATAAACTGACCAGTATAAGTTGAAAATATATCATCAAAATTTTGAAGGCCAATTTGAAAACCTGGCTTAAAGCCATTCTTAACAAAGTCCGTGATTTCATCTTCAATATCCCTGAACGTTGTAACATTCTCAAGCGGTACAGGCTTTGATCCTGCAATACACTTTGATAGTTCTTCTTTTCCATATTGAGTTAAATATTCGTTAGCGTCTTTACAATCTTTAAAAGAAGCTAAATAACAAACCTCAGATCCTAATCTTCTTACTAATTCAGCTTGTAAAGCTTGACCAGCATCATCAGAATCGACTGCTATAATTACTTTTTCTTTATCTTCAAAGTAATCAATGCAATTATCTAAGTAATCTAAATTATTGCTATTTAATGTAGCACCATTAGGTACGGAAACAACATTCTCAATACCTGCTTCATATAAAGAAAGGGCGTCCATCTCGCCTTCTACAATAACACAATAGTCATAACCAACTATTCCATTTATATTATAGAAAACTTTTTCAGCGCCCTTATAAAGTTTAAAATTCTTTCTACCATCTCTATATTTTACATTGATGAGTTGATCACCCATGTAATAATTAAAGTGTATAGCATTCTCGGTTTTACCGGTTTGTGGCATAAACTCAAGCCCCTCAGTTACCTTCAGAGCTTTGAGCGTATCTTTACTTATGCCTCGTGATTTAAACCATTCTTCTACCTTAGTACTTACTTCCTTAACAAACTCAGGGGTTTGAGGTCTAACGTAAATTCTATCAGAACCACCCTTTCTTTGGTAAGTATGTAATTGAAAAGTTTTATCACAGTTGTGGCAAGTACCGAGACCCCGTTCCCAATCATAAGAAGCACATTTCTGTTTCTTATTTTCAGGTTTTCTAGTGTGAGAACATACAGGACATATGCCTTGTGTTTTCCCAACTTCTAGATCGTATTGATTGAATGTATCAATCAAATATCCATTGATCTCTGTATTGTTTATCATTAATCTTCTATTAAAATAATGTTGCCGTCTTCATCTTTTACTATATGAGAAAAATCTTCATCCATTTAGAACGGTAAATCGTCTGCTGCTGGAGATGAAGGTGCTTGCGCAGCCATAGTGGCTTGAGCTTGTTGATTGTCACGTGGTGCTGGTTGTGGAAATTCTCCATTGGTCCACACTACTTGACTGTTTCCTAAATAAACTTTAGGTGTTTTAGCTTCTCGTTCCTCTTTACTTTGTGAAACAATAACTGGTCCTTGGTTTCCAAATTGATCTACTTCATCATTAACAGTAATTGTTACAGGTAAATACTTACCTTTCTTACCTACGATAATAGCTTCTTTTGGAATTGCACTTAAATTGATGCTGGTTTTAATAATTCCTGCCATAATATAAAATTTAATTAAAGGGTTTTAGTTAAAAAATATTGATCTGGATCAAAGTTTTCTGTTTTGTAAAACAGTTCATACACTTCGCTTGCTCTTCTTACTTTATCCAACCCTGATTGATAAAATCTGTCGGAGCAATCAAAGATACCAATTTGGTGTGTATTTTTATCTATAACCAAGAATAAAAAATCATAACCAAATAGTTCTCTATATATATAAGCCTGACTATCATAATTATATTTAGAAGCTGAAAATTTAAATTTAGAAATATCGTTCGTTGTTTTCAAATCAATAATTAGTTTCTCATCATGATTAACTATATCCGCTTTACCTTTCCATAAGTTGCCTTCTAAACTGGTTATACCAGGCACTTCATATTCATTAGATTTGTTTTGAATAAAATCTTTACAAATCGTATTGTTCATCATCTTATCTTTCATCATCTCAATCATATCTACTTCATGCTGAAGTAAACACAACTCTCCATCTGAAACTTCTTTATAAGCTTTTGTATTCCTTGTAGATGCTTTTACAACTTTATACTTTTTAAGTTTATCAGGTTCTAATATACAAGTATGAAAGTAACCACCTATTAAAAATGCCGCAGATGATTTTTGAGGTTGCCTAAAACTTAAAGGATTAGACAACAACGAATAAATATCTGAATTACTTAAATACTGTTTTCCGAACTTACCATAGTAATGTTCATCTTCCCTAAGTTTATTAATTGCCTGATCTAACTTCATATGATTTTAATTCGGATTTATCTACTACTGATACATCGTACTTAGTTAGTATCGCAGTAATCTTACCTCCTGATTTTATATATTCAACAGCACTGTTCCAATTATCTGTACCTTTAGATAGTTTTGGTTTAGATGTTTTTGTTGAATGGTTATTAGTAGCATCTGAATCCGCAGTATCATCTATTAATAATAGATTACCTAACGAATATTTTTTACCATAAGAAGATGCTGAACCAAATTGTTGAGGTACTTGCATACCTTTTTGATTGAAGTCAACAGCCTACTAAAGCTGTAGCTGGAATAAAGTTTGCGCCTTCTGCATCAAATATAGTAGCAGTAGATTCTATAACGCCCGTCCCCTAAATACTTTTCGTTAACTGTAAAATATACATTATATTTTTTGTTAAATGGTTTTAAAGCTTCAAGAATATCTTCAGCTGATCTAAAATTATATTTTCCAAATGAATTGAACCTGGATTTTTTAGATTTAAATTCTTGCTGAATCAAACTTAATTTTTCATGAATAGTTTTTTTGCTCATTTTTATTTAATTTAATTTAAAATAATTTTTAACTTACAGTAAATCAGACACTTGAGCTGGGTCAACATTTTCTATTAGCTTGTCAATAGCATCGCGCTTTATTTGAGATATTCTAACATAAGCAGCTGTCCCCTCAATTTTTAATTTTTCTGCAATTTCTTTAGCCTGCATTTTATCACAGTCTAAACCGTAACTCATGCGTAATACATCATATTCTTTTATAGATAGATGCGTTTCCATTATACTTAATAAATATTTGTTTAATATATCTATATTGTATTCTTTTGTTGGATCAATAATATCATACTTCATATTAGTATGGTGCTCGATGCTATCAATACTTTGAAAAATACTATTAAAAAATATTTCCACCATCTTTTTTTCTTGTTCAGAATTTTTACGCATATCATTTAATTTATGCTCCGGTATTCTAATATTTCCCTCTATTAATATCAATAGCTCTTCTTATTGCTCCTTTAATTCTTTTACTTAAAAAAGATTTTAATGTTCTTTCTGGATCGGTTGAAAGCTTAATTGTTTGCCATTCAATTTTATCTACAGCTGCAATTAAACCAACTGTACCTTCTTGTATTAAATCTGTTATATCTAATACTCCCGATGCTTGCTGCATAGTTGAAAATGATCTAGCTATGTTCTCTACTAATTTTATATTCTCTACAATTAATTTATCTCTATCGTTATATAAATCTAAATTAATTTCATTTAAATCATTTTTAAACCTAGCATAGTTTGGAATGTTGAATTTCTTCATTGAGTAATGCTTTTTCTCTGTTTAAATCATTTGTAATATTTCTGTATATAGTTCTCGTAGATACGTTCAATATCTTAGATAAACTTTTTACTGTGATTTTCTTAGAGTTATCGTGTAGCATTATCATTGCTTCATATATATCCGACTCTTCAGCTTTTTTCTTTTTACCCATTAAAGTACCTACTATCTTTAACTTCTCTGTGCTTGTTAATCCGCAATTGTCTTTAAATATTATTTTTCTTATTTTGTTTTTAGGAGATTCTTCTAAATCTTCTTTTGAAACTTCATAAGCAATATTGTATATAACATGCTCAGGTATTGTAAAGGTAACAAATCCATTTTGTTTATCAGCTAAAAAATAAACTAAATCCTCAAATTGTTTATCGTCTAGCTTAGGGTTTAAGTGCCAAAGCACTAATATGTGCCATTTAAAAGACTTATAAGTTGTTATTTTTGCTTTACTTCTGAATAATTCATAACACTCATAGGTACCCTCCTCATAAAATTTACCCCAACTAAATATTTCAGTGGGAGTATCGTTTATAGGATCGCGTCTATATATAATATTTCTACGATGCAAGTACTCTATGTTTCTGTGTGACATTAGCCTATTACTATTTATATATAACTACCTATCGTCGCACTCTGCTCCGATGATCTCATATACTATTTCCATATTTGATAATTCTTCTTTTGATAGTTCTTCAAGTAGTTCTTTTGTTTTTCCCATTAGAATGATAATAAATTTAAATATTTTTTATATTTTTTCATTTGCTGTGTTTTAGATTTCAGCACTTTAACTTTAGCATTTAATTGTCTTCCAGACAAATCAGATATATCAAGTACCTCACGTGATAATTGCATATGCATTTCAAATATATAATTTCTTACATAATTAATATGTTTTTGTTTTCTTGTTGTAAAATTTACTTTCATATACTTTATTTTTAACTGATAATTGTTTATTAATAATTTTATGAATATATAATTTTCTGCTCATTTATCTTATACCTCTTAATTTAATTTTTAACTCTGTTATCTTACGCTTAATAGCATCTGCCTCTTCATATTTTTCTTGTCTTACGTATTCTTTTTCTAAATCTTTCAATTTATCTAATTCATACATATAATATGCTGACTCAGAAACTTCGCTTGTATTTCCAAATTCATCGCTCAATATATATAAAGGATTATTTTTCTCGTATTTTTCCTGTTCTTTTATAAGTTTTTTAAACAGTTTTTCAGCCAATTTTTCTAATTGTTCATCGCTTAATTCCATAGGTAATATTAAGTATTGCTTGTTATAATATTTATTTAATATTTATCTTTTTTAGTTACATCTATTATCAAAGCTATACCAACCAGTAAAATGCCAGTTGATAATATAAATAAACTAAAGGTCATTATTTGCATCATAATTTAAATCCGTTGTTATTTACAATTTTAGTTTTATAAGCGTTTTTGCCATTAAATATAATTTCTCTGTACTTATAGTACTCTTTGTCGGTCAAAGGCTCACAGCGGCCGTGTATAGCATTCTGTGCACGCCATTCGTTAGCTTTAGCCTTACGTTTATCTTTTACGTATTGTTTTAATTCTTGTAGTGTCATAAATATGTTTTTAATTGTTGTGATTCAGTAAACTTATGTCCCATTCTTTTAAGCTCTTTAAGTGAAAACTTATGCCTATGAATTAAACCTCTGTATTCTAATAATACTTTTCTATATTTTTCTTTATAATAAGGATCAGGTATTATTTCTTTTCTAACACGAGCACTTTTGGCTTCTAAGACTTTGCATAGATTTTTATATATGTCATAATATTCAGGTGCAAATATTTTTATTTGGTTTTCAAATATATTATTAATACCATGGATCGCGCCTGCATGGTCTCTATTTACAAGCTCACCCATTGCTGTAAGAGAAGAATAAGTAAATTCTCTGCATAACATAAAGTATATTGCTCTGAAGTAAACAGTATTTCTTTTTCTATCATTAGCAGCAAGATCTACTTTATATTTTTTTTCAATAATTTTTTTAATGTCTTTAATTTTTAAAGATACTTTTTTTGTTTTGTTCATCTTATAATTTTTTATAATTAAATTGTTTTAAAATATATCTGTTTAAAAATCTACCTTGGGAAGATGAGTTCTGTAGTCCCTCAAATACATGACGAGGTACCTGTTCATATTCATATTCATCTCTTGAATTGAATTGTATTTTTAATGTTTCATCAGAATAATTGTATAAAACTTTTCTAATTGCTTGAGAGTCAATTGATAATAATTGTATTTTAGAGTATTTCATTTTTATTTATTTATTAATTTATTTATTTCATTTAATTCTAATTGTACAGCTTTAATAGCTTTAGTAAATTCATATATATTATATTGTTCAGCCTCACTTATAGGGCTATCGTCATATATACCTGTTTGGAAATCAAGTAAAAAATTCCAAATGCCAGATGTTGTATCATTAATATTTGCAATCATTTAATATAAAGGTTTAGTATATTCAGGTGAAGTTTTCCAGTGTTCCATTAAATGTTCACCAGTTGAGTTGTCTATATAATATGTTTCAGTGCCTATAGTTATAAATACTGAATGTTCAGATCGTACATCTATAATCATAACGTTAATTCTTTAGCCATATATGTTGTATATGGTATATTTGTTTTCATTGGTTCAATTAGTTCAGCCATTCGCATCCATACTCTTAGGTTGCTAATGTCGCCCATAACTAATTTATAAGATAGATCAGGCCAAGCAGCGTGGTGTCTGTTACGAAATTGAGTGCGTACACTTAATCTGTAGTGTGCTATTTTAGATATTAGCTTTGCCTCAATTCGATCGTCAATTGGATTTGTCATAATGTTTTTTTTAAAGTTATTATTAATTTGTGTGAAGACCTCACCGCCGGTTTTATTACCTCTGCAGTGGTACGACGGTTTTTGGTCAAACAAACACACAAACTGATTGAAGGTATATTTTGATGGCGTCCATTTGAGGTTCTTCAGGTAGCTAATCCCTATCCTCGCTGAAGCCAACAGGGTAGAGGACCATCATATATTTTATAGTTGTTGATTAAGTATGTAGTTTATAACTTGACTAGGTGTGCCAGTCATTGTACGTTCTTCGTTGTATAGATCTTTGAACGTTAAGCTATAAAACTTTGGCTTGTGTATAGCAAACTGTGTGTCAAATTTATTACCAGCCATATTATTTAGTTTGTGTTGTTACTATTTCTTTTTCGTTTTCAAGCTTTGCTATTACTGTCGTGAAGCTTGACTGTTATGTAGTCAATTATATCTTGCACGTCAAAGCCGTCATTCCATACAGTGGGTACAAACTTTTCAAGCATGTATCTTGTGTCCCAATCAGCATTAGTTAATTTTTCAATGCGATCAATTTTGTTTTGTAAGTCTAAGTAATTTTGTAATTGTGTGTTCATAATATTTAATTTTAATTGTTTGTTGTTATTCATATATATTATCCTTTACTACTCGTGTTTACTTTGTAGTTTAAAATAATTCTTCAAATTCAACAGGCGCATCTTTTGGAAAGTATTTAAGTATGTCTTCAATAGCTTTCATAGATATATGATTTTCAACCTGTGTATTAATTAAGTATTCAATTTTTTTTCCGCTGTATGTTATAATTAATTTTCCCATATATTTTTATACTTCATTTTCAGCCTGTAGTTGTTTCCAGTGGTCTTCAAGATAGTTTTCAACTTCATACTCTGGTAAGTATTGGTCAAGATCGCTTACGTATACGATAGCATCTTCGTCTAAGTCTTTAATGCGATCGATAATATCATTGAACGATGGTTGATAATAGTACACATCGGTGTCCCACATTAAAAGCGAAGGATCGTTAGTCATAACGTGTATGTCATAGCTATCTGCAGTCATATATTCGCTAATTTGCAACGCAGCGTTTGGTGTATAGTCTTCAGTGAATTCATAAATGTTTAAAGCTTCTGCTAGTTTTGTGTAAATGTTGTTCATTTTGTTACTTTTTTAATTAATGTAAATAATATTTGTTGTTTTATTTTTAATTCTAATTCATTTAAGTCGCCGGCTTCAATATCTTCTTCATCGAGTTGCCAGTGTATTGTGTTGTCAATGTATTGGTCAATAACTTCAATACAGTGATCGGCCATTTGTTGTACTATTGTGTTCATTCTGGTTGTGAGTTAAATTTTATATATTGACTACTTTTGTTCCATGCATCGGCTGTCATATAGCCTACACGTTGATAAACATAATTATCAAGGTGTTGCATCATTTTTTTGCGTTCAGCTGTTAATACAGGCTTTTTGCATCGTTTGATATAGTGTACAACTCGTGCACCATTTTCGTTTTCTCCGTAAAATATCCAGTTTTTCATATTACCATAATTTAATTCCGCAGTTTGTGCAAAGTGGTATTGCATCTACTTGTGTGTTATAAAATTCTATTTCTTCCTCGTGTAACGGTTCATTACAGTAGCTACATTCAGTTATCATGCTATTTCAAGATTAAGTTGTTGTGCTACATAGTTGACATGCTTCGACGTTGTAACGCTGTGTGATCCAACGCCGGGTACATGCCAATTCATCAAATGAAGTTTACCATCTTTTATTTCAGCAACGTGTGTATCATAAGAATAAATGTCATTGCCGACTTGTTTTAAGTTTTGTTTGTATCTGTCAAATGTTTTCATAATTGTGTTTGTTTTAATGTTCTTATATATTATCCGTTTGTATTCGTGTTAGGTTTGTAATTGTGTATAGCAATTAGCCTATATATTCTAATAGTTTCTTAATCTTCTTTAAATTCTTGTGTGCAATTTGTGCATTCATAAAGTGTGCATAGTCTGGACCGATCGCAACAAGGTCATCAATGGTTTGACGTAGCATATACAATTTATCTTTAGTTGTAAATTCTTCATCTAATATTCCCATTGGGTCATTGTCAAATATTTGTTGTAGTACTTCGTCTTTTGTTTTCATAATTTTATATCGTCTTCTTCGTTGTATTCACTTTTGTTTCTAGCACCTCTAAATGTTAAAGATGGTTTTTCTAATTTGTATCCTAGTATTGGGTTAATATCATAATTCCAAAAGTCCCAAGGCATTTCATTTTTAGTATCCGTATCTTGCATAATGTTTGATTGTGTTTATACTTGCTTTATTAAATTGTTTAACTCGTTTTCTGTAGTTCGCATCAAGGCAATACTTCTTCATTGCATTCACAGAAGTGATTCCGTGATCTGTACCGTGTTCTTTTTCGAACTCTTGTATTTGTTTTAGCTTAGCTTCTATTTGTTCTTGTGTGATCATTTTAGTGTCATTGTTATTAATTCAAATTCTTCGTTTGTGATGATGCCTTCCATTAGTGCACCAAATTCTTTTGAGACGTCACGTCCTGTGTATTTGTTTACTATTATCATGTTATATATTGTTTTTTAATTTCTTTTATTAATTCAATTCGTCTGTCTATTAGTTGTTGGTGTATATCAAGCAACGCTTCTTGTTGATCGAGTGATAATCCTAGACCTTGTATTTTTAGATCTTGTAGCATATCTAGTTTGCCATTTATTTCGTGTAGTTGTGGTATCATAATGTTTTTACTATTTTAGTTAATTCACTTAGTGTGTCAGTTATTGTTTTTTGTGTACCATCAGTAAGTGTTAAATGTAAGTTGTATTTGTTGTTCATTAAGCTTCCAGTTATGTTCCAGTCAATTACTATTTTTTGCATTGTGTTTGTTTTTATGTTCATTTATATTATCCAATTTGCATCGTATTAAGCTTGTAGTCTAGTGTAAGAATAATATTCTTTTGTTGTGTCTATATTGTCCCAGAGTGCTTTCCTTGCAAATGTTACTCTTGTTACTCTTTTAACTGGTCTAATGTAATTTGCCATAAGGTCTTGAGTATGCTTGTTTTGTCTTGCTATTTTCTTTTTGATTTTGTTTACTTGTTCAGTAGTCATAGAGTGTGTGTTTTATTTGTTAATGATTTTAAGTGTGGTGGTATAGTCCAGTGTGTGAATGTGTGTGTTTTACTTATTTTACTTAATATTGTTAACCATTTCTTTAACTTTGATTGATAATTCCCATACTATGTCTGAGTAATGTTCCCAACTATCTGAGTTGGCACAATCTTCTAGGCAATTGTAGATAAGGTTGAGTTCGTGTTTAGTTAGTTCCATGTTGTTTGTTTTATTTGTTATCTAATCTTTTGTATACCATTTCCATGATCACATCTTGGAGTTCGTCATCAAGATATTCATATTGTAACTCTGAATGTTCTTGTATTAGTTGGTTATATAATTCTTCTATTCGATCTTCTCTATTCATGTTGTTAGTTTTAATGTTCATATATATTATCCAGTTGAGGTCGTGTTTAGTTTGTAAAAACATTAAATCTATAACCTTTACTATTTTCTAATCTTTTAAATTCTTTTATATTATTATCTTTAATATAGTTTAACATTTCTTTCTCTTCTTCTTTATTATTATTAAAATCTAATTCAAAGAAATCATTATTAATTTTGTAAGTTATAAAAGTTTTCATATTTATTATTTTTTGTTACATATATATTATCCAAATTGATTCGTGTTTAACTTGTAATTTGCTATACACGAAAACGTGTATCGATACGATCAACGCCTAACTACATTATCCAAATAGTAACGTACTAAGTCTGTAATTTGTAAAAACCTAAAAACTTTTCATAAAGTGCTGATAATGAGGGCCCCGTGGGGGTTTGATAATGAGTTTGTTATAAAGGGCTGGTTGTCAATATGTTATGTGTTACCCATTACTTCCCTATATCTTATCCTAAAATTTCCCTGCAGGGTGACATTAGGGTGTTAATATATATAATGTAGGGGGCTAACGTCGCACTTTTAATATATGGGGACTCCGTGTAATTATATACATGTTAACTTATATATAGACATGGCCAAACAGAAACTATCTAAGAAAGCTGCTCTTAAAAAAAGGCAAAGAGATTTAGCTTATGCAATGACACCTCGTCGTCGTAAGATGAAAGCAGAGAATCAGCGTAAGCGTCGTGCCGCTAAAAAGAACGGTAAGAATATAGATAACATGGACTATGATCATACTAAGAAAAAATTTGTATCTGTTAAAGCTAATCGATCAGGTCACGGAAAAGGAACTAAAAAAAATAATACTAAATAATGTCAAACACAAAAATTAAAGCAGCACAATTCCACGGCGTAGTAGGTCACGGAACAGATGGTTATTTCTTAATGACTAATGCCGATGGCAGTATGTCTTGGTCCCAAGGCGGTGCTACAGGGACCATCAGTTACATCAGTAGATTACCCAGGTGATGACCTAGCTGCAGACCCTGCTGGTGGACAATCAGTCGTATTAACTGGAACTAGGCTTTGCTGCAAGTGGTATGACAGTTAGTATTGGTGGTACAACCGCACCTTCTGTTGCACACGACTCTAATACACAATTAACAATAACTACCCCTGCTAAAGCAGCTGGTGATTATGACATTGTTGTAACTAATACAGTTACTGGTACATCAGGTACATTCGTTAATGGTATATCGTATAATGGTGTTCCAACATGGACAACTGCTACAGGTAGCTTAGGTACGTTTGAATCTGAAACAACCATATCTACAATAACATTAGCAGCTACAGAACCAGATGGCGGCACTATTACGTTTAATATAACTAATGGAGCATTACCTACTGGACTGTCTTTGACAGGTGCAAACATTGACGGTACTACAACAGCTGAATCATCTACAACATTGTACAGCTTTACTATTGAAGCAATAGATGATGAAAACCAAGCTACACCTAGAAACTTTTCTATAACGGTTAATTCTGCTGAAATAGTTCCATCTCAAAACTTTACAATCAACACTTACGAAGGAAATGGATCTACCCAAAGCATTGAAGGTAAGATTGGTACTGCTGCAGAATTTAATGGGAGTAGTAGTGAGATAGAAGTTTCAAGCAATGTTCTTAATATTGACACTATGTCTATTTCAGCTTGGATAAATACAAACACAACAAGTGGATATCAGCAGATAGTTTCTAATTATGCCGCTGATAATAAAGGTTTTGGATTTAGAGTAAGCGCTGGTGGTTATTTGACTTATGGCAACGAAGCCGCCACTCTTGCAACAAGTTCAACTATTTTATCAATCAACACTTGGTATCACGTTGCGGTAACTGTAGATAGTTCAGGAAATTCAATAAAATTATATATCAACGGTTCAGAGGAAGCTAGTACTACATTTACAGCAGCTACCTATGGAGCAGGTAATACAAATTTTCATATAGGCTCTTTAGGTAATATAAATGCTCAAGTTTTTAACGGAAAAATAGACCAAGTAAGAATCTTCAACAGAGCATTAGACGAAACTAATGACGGAGAAGTTACAACACTATACAATGAACCAAGTAATCTGGGCTCTGCATCTACAGCAGACATCTTTGATGATGGTTCTGCAATAGCTTTATATGAATTTGAAAAGGGT